TTGAAGGCACTGCTGACGGGGGCGGTGCCGGTGGCTTCTGCGGCGAGCTCGTACTTCACATAGTCGGCCGCGCCCTCGGCGTTTCCGTCGGTGTAGCTAACGGTGGTGCCGCTGACGCTCAGGCCCGTGTTGAGGGTCTCGAAAGTGGCGGCTCCGTCGGCCTTCATCGCGCTGATGACGGCTTCGTGCAGGTACTGGCCCGTAGCCACGCCCTCTTCCTCCACCGGGGTGTTCGTCCACGAGGGCTGCACACGGTCGAGGCGGCGCGTCCAGCGGATGGTGGTGTTGCTGGCCTTCTCAATGCGGTCGGCCACAGCACCGATGACGAGCATCTTGTTGTACGAGTGCAAAGCGGCAATGCCGGCGGCCATATCGACCACGCTGCCGGCGTCGTTAGCGTCGGCCACACTGATGTACTCGTCGTAGCGACGACTCCAGCCCAGGTGGGCGCAGACGCTCGCACGGTCGATACCGCTGACGATGAGGTAGCCCTCGCCACTGGTGGTATAATGGCGGCGACCATCCTTGTCGGTGTAGGTGGCGGCAACGCCGTCGGTCACGCTCGAAGGCACACCGCTACCAAACGGCTTGAAGTACACCGTCGGCGTGAGGTTGGCGTGGTTGCTGTTGGTGAACAGCACACCGTTGTTCTCCAATGCCGTGCCGATGCTCTTCTGGGTAGCCACGAGGTGCGGCACCTCGAAATACCAGCCGTTGCCCACGGCCACAGCGCGACGCAGCAGGTTGAAGCCCGTGCTGATGAGCTGCGAGGCGAAGAAGTCCGTGGTCGGCACTACACTCTCCAAATCGGCATCCACCGAGCTGTCGATGCTGACCGTGCCGCCCGTGGTATCAACAGCCGCCGTCTGCTCGTACTTGGCACTGACGCTCTCGCCAGCCCAACTTTCGAGGTTTTCGGCGAGATTGGCCACCACCGTGCCGTCCTCAACGGCGGCCTTCAGCGCATCGACGTACTCCTTCAGCGAGAACTCGCGCACCTTGGTGGCATCCCACGCTGCCCCCTGGGCCAACGCAGCAGTGAATACCCACAGCTTGCGGTCGTAGAAAACCTTGTCACCAACGGCGTGCGCCTCGATGGTGGTGAAGTCGGGGAAGCCCAACGAATTTTTCTCTACCAAAGCCATCAGTGACGCACTCAACGCCTGCTGACGCTCCACATCGAGCACGGCTACGCTCGACGTGTTGGGGACAATCTTGTTCCCCTGGAAATCTTTAATGTTACCTTGTCTTTCCATATACGTATATGTTTATTTGAATAACTCTTAACTTTTAACTCTTAACTCTTAACTGATAAGCGGAGCCTCCTCAAAGAAAAGCCCCGTGTCTTCCAACGCCTCGGCCATACGCTTGGCGTAGTCGCCCTGCTCGGTGGCATAGACGGCCTGCTCTCTGGCATACTCCGCGCGGGCATTGGCGGTACCGGCAGCGGTTTCAGCCATACGCGCCTTGCTCAAAGCCTCGCCGGCGGCATTCGCGGCATCAGTCGTGGCCTGCTCCGCACTGTCGGCGGCGGAGGCGGCACGCTGGGCCTGCTCCGTGGCTTGACGCGAGGCGGCATCGGCAATGTTGGCCACCGTGTCGGCGTGACGCGCGGCAAGTTCTGCTGTCGTGGCACTCTGTTTGGCCATATTCGTCGCGGCCAGCATATCGGCGATGCACTGGTAGGCTTGCTGCAAGGTGCGCTGGTACTCGTCGATGAGCTGCGGGTCGGCGGTCACTCCCGTCTCCTCGAAGTACATCGAGATTTCGTCAACGTGGTCGAATCGGTCGTTGAGAGTGGGAAAATCGCCCTTGGCACCGTCAATCTCGCCCTTGGCATAGTCGCCCTGTTCTTTGGCATAGTCGCCCTGCTCCTGTGCGTAACCAGCCTTGGTGTCGGCATTCCCGGCGGCGGTCTCTGCCAAACCTGCCTTCTCGTTGGCAAGGTTGGCGGCATCGTTGGCTTCTCCAGCCTTACCCTCAGCAAGCGTGGCGGCACGCCCCGCGTCTGCGGCGGCATCGACGGCACCGCGTATCGCCGTCTGCGCCTGCTGCACCAATGTGGCAAGGTCGCCAGCCGTGGCCATCACCAGCTGCGACCAGTACAGCGAGTTGTTTTGATAGTAGGGGCTGCCCTCGCTGACGGGCACACCCCGCTGGGTGCCAACAGCCCAGCCCTCGGCGGCAAGGGCTCGCGCGTCGGCACTGCTGCCGCTGACGCTAACCAGCCACTCCGCCGTGTCGCTCAGCTCACCAAGCACCGCCTGCAACAGCGGCCCCGTGATGGCCCCCACGCCGTTTTCCTTGATGACGGTCTGCATCCACGCTTTCCAGTCATCGAATGTTGTGTAATTTACCATAACGTTATAGATATTAAGTTTATAAAACCTATTAGACCCATTAGACCCATTAGACCCATTCAGCCCATTAGTCGAGAATGTACCTGTACCTGCCACTCAACGACCCGCCGAGCGTAATCTCCAGCGTCGTATCGTCGGCGTGCTTCACCTGATACTCCGACGGACTCACCTCCATACCACCTTCGTCTATCAGCCGCACGGTGGGGTAGTGCTTCATATCGTGGACAATCGTCTGACTTCCACCGGCACCGACAGTCACTTCTTCCACCTGCTGCAAGTCGAGGTTCTGATAGCCAGCCATTGCCGACACGGGCTGGTAGCCGCCGAAGTTGACGGTCTTTTTCGTGACCGTAATCTTGCCCTCGGCATCCTGCGTGATGGTGGCGATAAACGTCACCGAAGTACCCGATGCCGACGGGTCGCTCACCGGCGACTGCACGCCCTTCAGGTTTTCAATAAGCACGCCCATAAGCGCAGCGTTCACAATCCGTCCGTCATAGAACTGATTTTTCAATTCGTCTTTAGTCATATTCTATATGTTTTAATAATTATACCCATTAAACCCATTCACCCCATCAAGCCCCCAGCACAAACGTATCACCCAGCACAGCCACTCCCAGCACACCCGTCGCATCCTCAATCACGGGGCTGTCGCCCACATATCCGCCGCCCACCTGCTTGACGAAGGTGTCAGTGGTGATCTCCACGCTCGCTGAGGCTACGGCCCCGGTCTGCCATTCGGGGGTGACGAGCACCGAGTCGCAGTAGTACTTACGCCCGTAGCCGTCCCACACCGTCACGTTGTCGGCCAGGTGCACGAACCGCAGGGCGTCGCACATCGCCTCGGTCAGCTGCGCCACCTGCATCTTGTATTTCTTCCCGCTCAAAACCTTGGTGGCGTAGAACAACCCGTCGCGGGTGTCGCCCTCTTCCTCCACGGTGTATTCCGGCATACCGATTTCCTCCAGGAAGTACATTCTGTTCTTGTACTGCACCGTCTGGCCGCCGCTGACATAGCGGTACACGATGCGGCCGGCGGGGAACACCATATCGGCCTCGTCCCACCATTCGATGCGGGTCATCGTGAGGGTGTTGCTCACTATGGTCACCACGTCGCTGTACCAGGTGTGCGTCCCGCTGGTCAGCACAAGGTAGTATTGGCCCATAGGCAAAGCATCGTTCAGCGCGTCGCCGTTGTAGACAAGCACGTCGTAGCCGACTTCGGCTGTGCCCTGCTGCTGGTCGGCAGGCCGCACCACGATGTGAACCTTCGCCAGCGTCAGGCCGATGTTGGCCACCCTCACCGTGCCGTCCACATTGTAGAGGGCCACGGTATAGCTGCTCATATCCACAGCGTCCGTCTCGGTGATGATCTGGAACGGCAGCAGCGTCTGCCTGTGCGCTATCAGCGGAACGATATGCCCGTAGGCATACGTCGCCCGGTTGCTCTGCAACTCAATGTCGCCTTGGTGCCACGCCAGCGGCGTGAAATTGTTATTGATATTCATAGTCTATTTTTTTATCAAACCCATTAAACCCATTAAACCCATTCAACCTATCTTGACGCGCCGCACGCGGTTCTTGTACTGCTCCACGCGGTACTCGCCTTCCACCGTCCAGCGGCTCTCGCCCTGTTTCACCAGTTCGCCTACGCCGCTCTCCACGGCAGATAAATCCACCTCGGAGCCGTTGTCGGCTCTGATAATCCTCGGCAGCAAACCCACAGCGTCCGAAGTCTTGATGTACCTGTCCTCGAACATTCCGCTGTTCAGGGCGTTCACCACGGCCGGTATCTCGCTGCCGTATTTGCGGCTATTGCGCTTGTTGATGACGGCGAAGTATTCACCGCCTTCGGCACGAAGGTTGCTCCCGTCGGGACCGATACCGAGGTTCACATCGTGCCCGCTCTCGTGACTGCCACCCTCCAGCAGCATCACACCGCCCTCGCGGAATTTGATACTCTTCGTCGAGGCTTGATAGGCTTTAATCTTGGCATAACTAAACGAACCCCACATCGTGGCCAGCATCGCAGCGGCCAGCCAGGGTTGTGTGGCAAACTGCTTCCATATATTGGCCGAAGCCGTAATCAGCGAGCTGGTCTGCAATGCCGCGTCAAGCAGTATCTGCTCCTGGGCAGCCTTCTTCTGCTCCTCCATGGCCTGCTTCTGCTTCTCCTTGGCGTCTGCCAGCTCCCGCTCACGCAGGGCCACGTTGTTGGCATAGCCTTGGTTGCGCAGCTCAATCTCGCGGTTCAGCGCGTTCTCCGCCGCACTCACCTCGTCGTCCGTCAACTCCTTGGCCTGGTCAGCCGCCGCCTTCCGTGCATCCATCCACGAATTAAGTGCCTCCTTCGCCTGGTCGAACACGCTGTTGATAGCGGAGATTTGGTCGTTGGTGATTTTCTCACCGAACAGCACATCCATAATATTGCTGTAGTTGCCGGTGTTGCCTCGCTTGGCGTTGTAGTTGCCTTGGTTGTATTTCTTGTTCAGCCATTCAACCTCTTCTTTCAATACGGCAAGCTGCTCTTCGCTCAACTGCAATTCCTTGGCGTGGTCTATCTGCCACTGCTTCGAGGCTATCTCCTGCTCCATATTGAACTTGGCCTGCTCTATGGAGTTGTGCTTCTCCAAGTCGAACCTCCGCTTGTCGGCATCCTGACGCGCCTTGAACAGACGTTCCTCTTCTTTGAACAGCTTTTCCGTCCGCTGTTTGCCGAGGTCGGCCAACTCGTTCTGCTGCTTCTTTTCGGCTATTTTCTCGCGGTCTTTGTAGTATTTGTCAATGTTCTCTCTTTGCTTTTTTTCGCTTGCTATCAGTTCCGTGGCTTCGTCCAACTGACGCTTCAGTTCCGCTTTGCGAGCCTTCTTGCCATCTTCGTCGAGATCGGGGTCTTTATCAACCTCGGCCACCAGTGCATCGTACTTGCTCTCGAACACCTTTGCATTGTTGAGGTTCTGGGTCAGCGAGTCAAGTCTTTCTTTTTTTTCTTTCGCCAGCGTCTCTTTCTCCTTCTCGTAGGCAGCATTGGTGATGGCAACACGCTTGTCGTACCACATCTGTATCGTTTGCAACACCGTGTCGCCTTTGTCCTTCATCGCCTTTGCCTCGGCTACCAGTACATCGGCAGAAGTAACCCCATTGAACGAATTGCTGAAACTGCCACTGACACGGGTAGTCTTTAGCTCTTTGGTTTTGTTTTTTTTCGTTGTGGTGCTTTCTCCGCCTTTTGTTTCTTCGGGGAGCACCCATGTAGTGATATAGTATTTGGCCTCTTCTTGCAGACGCTTAACTTCTTTCATCTGGTCATCAAAGTAAGACTGAGCGGCTTGTTTTGCGGCTCTTTCTTGGAATGCCATTTGTTCTGGGTTCAAATAACCCGTACCCTCAGCCATACCAGCACCTGCAAGGGCTTGTGCCATCCGGTTGCCGACGCTCATTTTTCCGCTTCTCAAATCCTCCTCGGCTTTAACCTGCTTGCGGAAAGCCTCTTCGTATTTCTCTGCGGCAAGTTTCATGGCAGCAACACTACGGGCTCTCGCGTCGATGGCGTTGAGAATGATAGATGTGTTCTTGACATAGAGGTTTTCAGCATCGTTGGCACTCTCAATGCTGATACCAAGTTCCTGCCAATCGTCTTTGTGCTGTTTAAGCCATTCGGGGATGTCGTCGCTTTTAAGGTTCTTCCATTCCTTCTGCAAGGCGACATATTTGGCTTGCATCTCTCCAATGGACTGGGCTGCTCCCTCGTTGACGTTCTGCAACGCGATTGCCTTGAATCGCATCTGCTCCATCTCTTTCGCGGCAGATTTCGCAGCCGCAGAGAACGCCCATATCGCACCCACAACCGTCACAAATGCAGTTGCAAGAAGGACGTATGGGTTGGCTTTGGCTACAAGATTGAAAGCCTTTTGTGCAACGGTTGCCCCGATGGTGGCATTGGTACCTTGTATCTTTATCAACCGCTCATAGGCTTCGGCTTTGGCAAGGGCATAAGTCTGTACTCTCGATACACCAAGCATCAAGGCCGACTGGTGCTGTAAATTTTTCTGCACAGCGGTCACGCCATTGACAAGGGCGATTGATGCTTGGAGTTTCTTTTGTGCTTCTTGCACATCTTCACTCTCCGCTCCGAACAGCTGCATAGCACCTGTCACTGCGGCAAAACCGCCACTGGTGGCAGACAATGCACCGAGGGCAACATCAAGGTTGGAGGTATCAGAGGCCATATTTTTAACCTCTTGTTGAGTATCTGCAAATGCATCTTTCAACGCCCCAGCCTTCTTTTGGAGGTCTGCATATTCGGACGTATTCTCTTTGCCCTCCATGCGCATCTTCACCATCGCCTCGGTCAGTTCCATTATCTGTGACCGCAAGCCTTTGGTTGCATCGGCATAGTTGCCGACATTGAGTTGATGCTTACCTGTGGCCTCTTGAAGTTTCTTCATCTCCTCGTATATTGCCTTGGTTTCGGCTTCGAGCTTCTTGCCTTCCTCGGTGGCTTTGCGCTCCTCGGCACTCATAGAGTTGAGGATAATCTTGTTTATGGAGTATTGGGCAGACAGAGCCTTGTAGGAACCGGCGGCGGCATCGGCGAGTTGCGCCTGATATTTGGCCATTGCGTTAGCCTCACGGGTCTCTTCCTTGACCTTTGCTATCTCAATAGCCAGCTTACTCTCGGCCTCTTGACGTGCCCGAAGAGCCTTTGCAAGAGCATCTATCTCGGCGGCGGCGGAACGTATAGACTTACGCCCTGAGTCGTTGGCACTCGATGTATTCTTTAGAGCCTCGCCGAGAACAACAGCGGTACTCTTGAGTTCCTTCATCTGCATCTTAATGCCATTCAACGCATCTTCCAACGCTTTGATGCCACCGTCATCAACTATAAGTTCGCTATATTTTACTTGGTCTTCCGCCATTATCTTTAAACTTTAAACTTTAAACTTTAAACTATTTCTTCTTCAGTTGTTTCTGCTGCTCCTCCAGCACCTCCAAGGCCCGGTAGTATTCCATCACGGTCATCTGTTTGGCATCCATATTCAGGTTTTGCGCTATCGCTATGCAGCAGCCTACGAAATTCTTGTCGTATAACACCTCGGCGTTCCTCTGCCCTTGAAAGGCCCGCGGCTTGTCGTGCCGAACCATCTGGCTCTCTATCTCGCGTATCTCCTCGCCGTGGTCGCTGCCCTGCGCTATCTCGTCGAGCTGCAACAGGGCGCGTCGCCGCATCAGCTCGTAGTATTCTTTGCTGGCCGCACTCTCGCCGCCCTGGTTGAAGTAGGCTTTAAGTTCCTCTTCGATTTTTTTTTTGACCTCCGAGGCGGCACCCTCGTAGGCTTTCATCGTCACGTCTTTCAAGCGGTCGTACACCGCCGTCAGGTTCTCGTCGCTCAGGTCGGTCAGCGGCTCGCCGTCCACCTCGGCCATCAGGGGGATGAGCGACATAAAGTGGGGCGTGAGGCCGTTTTGGACATTGAATAGCGTCTGCCGCAGGTTGTCAATCTCGGCGGAGGCGTTGGCGAGGTCGCCGGCCTTGATATACTCGCTGACCCGTGCCAGGTGGCCGTCCAACGCGTTCACGTCGCTCCCCAGCCCTGCATCGAGCATCAGCATCTTGTTATACTTCTGAAACCGCACAATCGGCAGCTCCTCGATGCTGTCGTACATCACCACCTTGTGCGGCCCAAGTGTCATTTTCTTCATTTCCTTGCCGTTCTTTAAACTTTAAACCTTAAACTTTAAACTAATCACGCCGTGCGATACCGCACGCCGTGATTATTGCACCCCAAACACACCTTGTCCATCCCCTGCGTCTCCACCTCCAGGGCGGCATACGCCTTGTCGAGCTCTATGCCCATCCCCTTCTTGTTGGTGGCGGCACTGCCGTCAAGCTCGTAGCGCACGTCGGTATGGCTTATGTTGCTCTGGTAGCGGGAGACCACCACGTCGGGGTTCATATCGGCATTGCGCAGGATGTCGTAGGCCGTCTGCAACTTGATGACGGGCGCAAACTGCTGTCTGTTCTTGATGATGATGTCCGTCACGTCGCACATCACGCTGACCATCACGTTCAGCCCGTAGTTGCTGCCGGGGGTGTAGCAGTTGTTCGAGAGGTCCCAACGGTGCGGGTCGCTTTTGTCCCAGCTGCCGGGGGTGGCGGCTTGCATCGGCGACATCCGCACATACTGCAACAGCTCACGCCACGCCTGGGTGCTGCCCATATTGCAACTGACGCATGGGCCGACGTTCCAGTCCATACCGTAGCGCACGGCCTCCATCAGCACCCCGTCGTCGGGGATGCAGTCGCGCTGCACATAGACGAGGTACCACGTCCCGCCGGCACCCCACTCGTTGAGGTAGGGCAGATACCAGTCCTTCGGCTCGAACCATTGGAACGTTCCGTTGCTACGGCTGTAGCCTACGGTCTGCTCGTAGACGGGTTCGCTCTTGCCGCTGTGGAAGACATAGACGGTCACCTGGCCGGGGCTGTTGAACTGCAAGCCCACCTTGTCAATCTTCACCGTCACGCCGAGGCCGTGGACGGCCTGAATCTCGAAGCCCACGATCTTGTCCTGGTTGGGCACGGTGTCCTGAAGGCGGCCCGCACCGTCGAAGAAGGCGCGGTGCTCCAGCAGGGTGCGGCTCTCTTTGTTGACCTTCTTGGTCTGCATCCAACGCTGCACGGCGTTCTGTATGCCACGGCGCGTCAGCTGCTCGGTCTTCTCGCTCAGCAGGGTGGTGGCACGCCAGTATTCGTTGCCGAAGTCCTCGTTGAAGTCGCCGTTGAAGTCCGCCGCCGGAGGCTCCTGCCCCTGGCTGTTCTTTTTGGCCTTCCAGTAGTAGCCGCCGTGCTTGCGGATTTCGCCCTTGCGCACCTTGTCGTCCTCGTTCCACGCCTTGATGCTCCTGTCCCATTCGGGCGGCACCAGGGCGTTGACCATCGCCAGCGTACACATCGGATGCGCCGACTGGAATGTCAGGCCGCTCTCGCTCTGCGTCAAGCCACCGGCGATTTGCAGGTCGGGATTCACCTCCTGCTCCCACCCAACGACGTGCAGCAAGGCATCCTCTACTTCTTTTGCTCTATACATAATTGTCAGTTTTGTCAGTTAAAAATCATTAAGCCCATTAGACCCATTCAACCCATTCAACCCATTTTATAAAAGAAGGGCAGGCGTTTTACCGCCTGCCCCGCGGCAAGGATGAAATTGGGAAAGTAGGACTTATGCAGAGGCCATTCCGTGTTTCTTCCTTATTCCTTGGTGTTAGGCCAGCGTCTTCACGGGGAAGGCAATGGTCGGGTTGGCACTCTCCTCGATGTCGGCGTGGATGATCGGGTTGGCGATGGTGCTCAGGCTGGCGTTGTAGGCCGTGATGAAGGCTACGTCGAGCGAGAAGCCGAAGTGGGTCTTCGGGCCACAGCCAAGGTCAGCCGAAGCAGCACCGGCAATGGCACTGTTGTTGCCAACGGTCTTGTAGATGTGGGTGCCGAACTCGATACCCAGGCCGGGCAGCAATTCGTGACCCCATTCGTGCGACAGCACGGGGCCGCGCATAGCAAGCTCGGTACGGCTGATGCGGGTCAGCAGACCCACCATACCGGGAGCCACGGCGTAGAAAGCACCGCTGAAGTTCTTACCACCGGCAGTGGCGGCATTGGCCACGTTGTTGGTGTAGTGCAGACGGTTGCCAGCAAACTCGCGGTCGAGGTTCTGGGCGTTCTGCGCACCGAAGATCTGAAGGTTGCGGACAATGGCCTCGCAACCGGCGTTGCCAACGATGTGGAGGCCGGCGGCGGGGAAGCGGTTGGCACGCATCATACCCTTCACGTCGCCGAAGATGTTGACACGTTTGGTGTAGGGCACCTGGACCGAGTTGCCGGTGACGGTGTAGCCGAGCTGCTGGTCGAAGACCTGAGTCTGTCCGGCAGCAAGGGCGGCGACGGCAAGCACATCGAGGGCATCGCCCAGCTTGTCTTCCATCGTGCGGTACTTCATAATCCAGTCGTCCTCGTAGGAGAACTCGTTGTTGGTGTACAGGTCGTCAACCATCGTGAAGCCGCTGCTCACGTTGGAATAGGTGACGGTGTACAGCTTCGAGGTGTTCTCGGCATCGGCAATGGTGCAGCTGCGGCTCGTGGTCACAACGATATTGCCGTTAGGGTCCCACACGGGAATCTGAAGGGTGCGGCCCATCGACTCAAACGACTTGCGGGCCAGTTCGGGGGTGATGATGCCACCGGCAGTCTTGGTCTCTTCGACAAACAGCTCGAGGGCACCGTACTCGCCGATACGCAGCGAGTTTTTCGACATTGCAAGGTCTCTCTCGCGGAGATTCTGCAACATTGTTGCTACAATACTCATAATCTTTACGGTTTTAAATTGTTAAACTTACTTTTTTTTGATTCAGCAAGTCCTACCCTCAGACCTGTTTTGTTTTCGTTTCGTGGTTATGGCTCAATGTGCCCATTCAGCCCATTAAACCCATTAGCTCAGCGGCAGCGTGTCGTAGAAGTTCTTGACGCTATTGCGCATATCACGCACCAGCTCCGTCCAGTTGGCATCGCTCTTGGCGTGGCCCTGCGCCATAAGCTGCTTCTCAATCATCTCGTCGGCTTCCACCTTGCTGCGGGCCAAGGAGATATTCACGTCGGCACCACCGCCGCCGCCTGCGTTGCCGTTGCCACCGGCTCCGCCTTGCTGACGGCCAGTGTCAAGCACTCCCATAGTCTCCAGCTGCACTCTCAGCATATCGCCTACGGTGAGGTTGTTGAGGCTCTTATCCTTCAATGGGTTGCCATCGGCATCCTGGAAGATGAACACCCCGGCGGTCTCGTCGAAGACGTGCTTCGACGCCATAACATTCTGCTTGGCCAAAGTCAGCAGGGCCTGCTTGGTGGCTTCGGGCAGCTCTTTCTTCATCGCTATGCCCGTCATCGCGGCACCAATCTCGCTCTCCATACGGTAGCCTTCGAGTTTACCCTTGTACTCGGCTTCCTTCTTGGTCAGCGACTCCTGCAACTCGCCGTTCACCTTCTTGGCGGAGGTGAGCTCACCACGCAGTCTGTCAAGCTCTTTTTTGATTTCTTCGTTGCCCGCACCGCTGGCGATCTTCTGCTTCAAGCTTTCAATCTCGGCGGTCAGGCTCTCGTTGGCGGTCTTGTAACCGGCACCCTCGTCGGCAGACGATTTCAAGGTTCGGATGACGCGGGCCATATACTCGCTGGTCTTCTCGCCCTCGTTCCTGCCGATAGCACCTTCCGATGCAATCACGGTGTCCATCTGGCCAAGTGTCTCGCCAAAACGACGGTTGAAAGTAGTCTCTTCGTCGCGCTCCGACAGCCCCACAAGGGCGGTCTTCTGCTCGTCGGTCAGTCCCGACAAGCCTTCCTGTGCATTAAGCAAATCTAATGTAAGTGCCATAACTGTCTCTTGTTATTTGGTTTTACCTTTATTTTCTTTGCTTTCGGCTTCCTCGGCCTCCATCTGGGCGTTCAGCTTCGCCAGTTTCGCGGCCACATCGTCCTGCGCCATACCCTCGCGCGGATCGTGCAGCATCGTGATGGTCATTCCCTGACGTTTCCAAATCGGAGCGAAACGCTCGAAGTCGCCCGGATTGTCGGCTCTCACCTGGTTTGTGACGGCCTTCTTCTCGCCGGTCTCGCGGTCAAACTCGTACTTTTCGAGCTTGCAATGCACTTTGTTTTCGGCACCAGGCTCACAGACGAAGTTCTCTTTGGTCACTTTGTCCGGGTCGCTGGTAGCAACTACTTTTTTACCTTTCTTGATGTAATACATAAGTCCTTATTTTTTAGAGTTAAACAATATTATTCTCGCCCATTAGCCCCATTAGCCCCATTAGCCCCATCAGACAAATACCCTCTCATAGTCTCAGCAATCTTGGCAATCTTCTGGTCGTAAGGCATTCCCTCGCCAAACTCCAGCACCGAGATATTTTCGCGCTCAAAGCGTTTCACGAGGTCGCTGAACAGGGTCTTCATCTTCAGCGTGGTCTCGTCGATAACACCCTCTTTGTAGAGGTTCAGCACCTCCTCGCGGGTGGAATGGCGGTAGGGTTCAAGGTCGCCCAAGATACGCATCCTCCGCATCTGCTGGGGGTTGGTGCGGTACTCGGTTACGATTATCTGGTCGTAGATGGCATCCAGCACGGCCTCGCTCGCTCCCTGCTTTTTGGCATTCTCGTAGTTTTTCCACAAGTCGGCCACCGATTGCAGGAAGAAGCGCGTGCCATAGTTGATGTTGCAGCTGATGAAGCCGCCACCGTAGCGCAAGCGGCAGCAGGTCGAGTCGGCCCAACGCTGTATCTTCTCGAAGCCTTTTTTCAGGCGGAAAAGGACGTTGGTCTGCGACTCAAACCCTGCGTCTACCTGCTTCTCGTTGACGGCCTCTTCGTTGATGAGGCTCTCGTCGTTGCCGACAACGCTGTTGATGATCAAGTCGCACAGCCTACGCTCCTCGGAGACGTTGAACTGCAAACTCTTCACATCTGCCGACAGCATCTGTATCGGGTTCCGCATATCGGGTATCTCGTTGCCTGCCCAGTCCTTTCCAGGCACGGGCACGGTGACGAAGTTGCCGGCACCGTCCAACGGGTTCTTGCCGCATTGCGGACATTTCTCCCTGTTGCCGTTGCTGTCGATAAGCCAATGGCCCTCTTTGTCTTTCAGATAGCCGTGGTCGCATTTCACACCGTTGGTGGGGTCGGCATAGTCGCACTCTTCCTCATAGCCACTGTAGATAGGATAGCTGCCATAGAGGTCGAGGTGCTTCTTCGACGTGGCAAAGAAGGCAAACCAGTCCAGATGCTCCAGCTGGCCCGTCAAGGGGCTTTCCTTCACATCCGGCTCGGTTAAGTCTATGGCGTCGTTCCAAAACCAATGCGCCGGGCAATAGCCCAGGTCGTGCTTGTTATCGACAAGCAACTGCCCAAGTTGCCCATTAGCCCCATTCGACCCATTGAAGCCATCGCGCCCATCCTCGTACACCCGATAACTCTCGTCATCGAGCACCACGATGTTGCACTTGCGGTGGCCTTTGTCATCCTCGCCGGCATAGCTCTTGAAGATGACGTGTTTCATCTGGCCGTCACTCTCGGCCTCGAAGTCGATGACGTCCTCAATCCTCACCCAGTAGAAGTAAGGCTCAGGACGCTCGCCCTTCTGCTCCGAGGGCAGGTCGCAGACGAGGATGCTGTTGATTTCAGTCTTAAAGTATTTCCACGCCGTCTCTTCCCACACCTCCGGCTCGTTCAGCCGTTGGAAGCGGTACGCCTCCCAGTCGGCGGCATCGCTGCTGTCGTAGAAGAGGTAGTCGAAGGTCGGGTTCTGTCCGTCGAAGATGCGCGAGAGCTTTTTGAAAACCAACTCGCACACCGGCGACGATACGATAGGATAACGAAACAGGGTACGGAAGGTCTCGAACTTCTGCTCCGTCAAGAGGTTCTTGACGAAAGCCATAAAGTCCGCCTCGGCGGCAGAGTATCGCATCTGTACCGTCTTGTAGATATGGAACTTCAGCCGGTCCTGGTGGCGGATTGCTTTCGTAATCACGCCAGCCTTCGGCCTCCGCTCCAATCTTTTCCGTATGTCCTGTTCCGTGATACCCATCGGTCTAACCAATAATTTATGACAATTTGAACCCCTTATTCAGCATCAGGCCCATTAGACCCATTAGACCCATTAAGCCCATTTTCAGCAGCCTTTCGCTTGCCCTTTTTCTCGAAGCTTCGCTCAGCGCACCACGTCCACTCCGAGTCCTCCGGCAGCCGCCAGCCGCCGTTGAACTTCATCCGAAGCAAGCCGTCGGCCTGCTCCACGGGAAACGCCTTGCGGCCCTGCGGGATTTCCAGCTCTATCTTGGTCTCTTTTGCCATAGTCTTATAGTTTTATCAGCCCATTCAGCCTATTAAACCCATAAAACCCATTAAAGAGCCAGAGCCGAAGCATCGAGGGTGATGAAATCAACCTTGTCGCTGTAGCCGGGGACGAACTTGAACGACATATCGTTGCTGTCGTCGGCATCGAGGCCACCAGGCATCAGGTCGCTGACAAACAGCGTCTGAATGGGCATAGGATACCAAGTATCGGTGCCTCCGTTGGTCTCTTTGCGACCCATAATCTGGCCGTTCTCGTTGATGAGATACACACCGAGATTACGGGCAAGTGCTTCGCACTCCAGCTTCTTCAGCTCGGCGATGATAGCCTGGTCTTTGTTGTTCAACTTGAACGACATACCGACAGGATTGCTGCCGATAACACGCTCGGCGCCGTTCAGCGACTCGTTGCCGCCGCCTACGGTCTTTGCATCGCCACCGTCAGGGGTGGGATTCTCCACAAAGGGGGTCACGGCAATCTTGGTGCCGTCATTGGCTTTCTTCAGGTCCGTCCACGAAGCCAGCAGACCAGCCTGATTCAGCTCAGTGCCGTCGGCAATGCCGTTGCGGGTCGATCCGTCATACAAACGCTGGAAAATGACTTTCTGAGTTTGCCCGAAACGCTTGGCGCAGCTCTCGGCAGGAATTGTCGGGAGCGAGGTAGCAGCGGGGCAGCATTGATTTGTCAACATAACTTTTACGTTTTAATTGTTAATATTCAAAAACTTACAGCCTTTGGCTACCCTCACCTCGGACTTTATTCACGCTGCAAAAATACAAAAAATTCCAAACTCTGTGGATATATCCAAACACAAACTAAATAACTTTAGACATAAAATGAAAAAGCACAAAAAAAAAAGAGCAGCCGTTCTCGGCTGCTCCCGCCCATGAAAGCAAAAGAAATTAACTAACCCACTAACACATTAACGCATTAACACATTAACGCATTCATTCGTTATCGGCGGCGCACCCCCCGTCTCTTCCCGTACCCCACATCATTCCCCACACTCAATTCCTTCTCGTAGATACCCGTCAGCACATCCGGCACGTCATCGTGCGCGTTGGCCTTGAATACACTCAGGTAGTGCGTCACGGCGGTATAGAACCCCGGCCACCGACGCTCCCAGTCGAAGGGCATTATAATCTGCGTATTCACCATCGGCGCATTGGTGATGATGCGACTCTCCTTGTTGGCCCCCTGGTGGAACAGCGTCATCCTCGCCCGTATCTTCTTAGCCACATCGCGGCCAAACGAGTCACCGCCGCTGTTGCTCTCGCACCACACATTCCCCACGGGCGGCGACTGCCTGTTGATCATCGCCGGCACCGTCACCCTCGTAGTGTCGGTGTTGGCAGGGTTTTTCTCCACGTCTTTTATCAGCGCAAACAGCAGCGGCTCGAAGCGGTTGCGCTGCTCGTTCCATATTGGCGTTGGACCCCGGTAAATATCGTATGCAATAGCGGTCGTATCGTCAGTTCCTTTGTCGGCCACGTCGATATAGCACCCGCTCCTGACATACTCACCCCACTCCTTCGGGTCCACCCACGTCTTGAACTCGTGGTACAGCCTGCCCTCGGCACTCGCGGGGTCGCCTTGGTAGAGGCAGTTGAAGCCGTTGGGGTCTTTCTCGCGCTCGGTGTTCAGTTTCTCGATGCTGTGTCGCTCCGGCCACAACGCATCGCCCACCTTGCGCCCGCTGTGGAACTCGCCGTCATCCTCCACCGTGCATACCGCCGGAATGTTAATAACTTTCCAATTCTTGCCGTCGGGCGAATTGAGGATGCGACCCGCAAGGTCGTCTTCGTGCCAACGGGTCATTACCAGCATCTGCTTCGAGGCGTTGTGCAGACGGGTGCTCAATACCGTGGTGTACCAGTCCCACACGTTGTCGCGCTGCTGGGGCGAGTTGGCTTCCATAGCGTCCTTCACGGGGTCGTCGATGATGGCGATGTCCGCCGGCGTACCTGTCAGCGAGCCGCCCACACCCACGCTTTTATAGTAACCGCCATGACCTACACATTCAAACATCTCGGCGTTGCACTGGTAGCCTCGGTACTTGGCCAACCGCTCGTCGTTGAGGAAGGTGTCGGGAAACAGCGTCTTGTATTCGTCGCCGCCGATAACCCTCTGTATGGCCCTGTTGAACGACCCCGCCAGCGTAGCCGAATACGAACAGCCCACCATCTTCAGGTCGGGGTCAACACCCAACGCCCAGGCCGGAAACAAGCGCGACACAATCTCGCTCTTCCCGTGCTGTGGCGGACAAGTGATCATCAACTTCGGCACCACCCCCTCGAACAGCAGCTGACAATAGTCCGCTATGAGCTTATGGTACCACATCATCTGATACTTCGGATTTACATACGACAGAAAGTCGTGGAACGTCCTCCGCGCCTTCCGCCGCTGCAACTCCTTCAGCATCTTCACCTGCTCTTCCAATGTCCTACGGTCATCCATAACCCATTCACCCCATTAAACCTATTCAACCCACAACATAGAGTGCCATTGCTCCACACACTCCTCCGCATTCAGATACGAGTGCATCTCGCCCGATGCCAGTTCTCCCCGCCGCACCAGCCGCAGCAGGTCTTCGTGCGCCACCTTACGATGGCATTTCTCGCACACCGCGTCACCCTTGACCCCGGTGCAATGTGTAATGTCGTGGTTCATAGTATATCGTTTTCGTTGAACTTCTCAAAGATATAGAAATGTGTCGGCTCCTGGCCAAACGACAACCTCATCCCGTGCTGCCCTACCCAGTACATCCCGTTCCAGTAGCACACGCTGAAATGCCCGTCCTCAAACCGGCACAGCACCCGTCTGTCCTTCCACGGCTTGTTCCCGTCCGCCGGCAGCCATTCGTTGGTCGGTAATTCACCCGCCATAGCCTATTCCTCCTTAATGAAACGAGAAAAAAGATTGTAGCCGCCAGCGAAGGCATTGCATATCTTTACCTGCTCCTCGCGCGACAAGTCGCCAAAGTCGAGGTTTTTCCCATCCTCGCTGATTTCAAAGCCGGTGTTGTCACCGCTGAATGTAATTCTGATTTCCATTGTTCAAGATTTTTTAGTTAAACTTCGTGGATGCAGGCAGGTCTCCCCACCTACACCCATCGGACTTTCCGCGTGCTTATACGCAGGCTTTACCAGAGCTTCATTTCTTCTTGAAGATACTGAACAGCTGCTGCAACAGCGTCCATATCTCCTCGTGGTCGTAGGCGTAGTTGCTGCACAGGGCGCATCCCAAGCCTATCAGCTCGGCCTTCACCCAGCCCTGCCACTCGGTCACGGCACCGCAGTCGGCAAAGATGCCCAGCTGCAAGCCGAAGCCCAAAGCCGCGAGGCCCAGGCTCAACACCCAACTCACAATCAGTTTCGGCGTACTGCCCTGCACCTTCAGCAAGCGGTTCACCGCCTCGGTCAGCATCACCACGCCACCGCAAAACGCGACAAACGTCGCAAACATCGTCATTAAACTACTCATAATCATAAAATTTTAAGTTGTTAAACAATAAACTCTTAACTCTTAACTCTTAACTACTCAACAGCCTTCCGATGGTCGTCGAAAAGAACGGCACCCCCACCAGCCACCACTTCCCCGTCACCGCCAGGGCCACCATCACCACACACCACGACAGCCACCAGTTTAGGCAATAGTCGCACGACACCAGCTTGCCGAAAAACGCATTTCCGTGAACCTGCACCCACTCAATCACACCCCACTTCTTCAGCAATATCACCACCCACGAAGTCAAACACCCCGTCAGCACCGATGCAACCAGTAAATAAATCAATTCAATCTTTTTCATATCAATCATTCTTCCGGCTTCGTATTTAACATCGTATCAATGTAAGCCAAACGTACGGCAACACGAAAGTCGTTACATTTAACCGACGTAATTCTTTCTTTTATTGGCCTAAGCAGTTCCCATTTGACCAAATTAAACCCAGTGACAAACATATCTACGGCTTGATCATCCCATTCTTCTTCTTTACTAAAGAAATCAACAGCCTCTTTATATTTGCCGCTATTAAGTAATTTGACCATCTCTATCTTATCTTCCCACTTCATAACTCTTAACTCTTAACTCTTAACTCTTAACTTTCATTTCCCGCTGAAGTCTCAGCCGCGAAGCGGCCCGATCTATCGCCCCCTTCATCGCCTCGTACCCCCGGCCGATGGCTTTCTTGCGCTCCACCTTCTCGTCTACGAGCGTCTTCTCGTTCTTATCCACGAAGGCCAGTATCTTCTCCTTCACGCCCTCGCTACGCAGCAGGCTCTCGCCCTCCTTGGCGTAGTGCCAGCCGTAGGCCATGGCGAAGTTCAGCAGCATCGCCATACCCTCGTTGTTCAGCGCACCACCGCTGGCACGCATCACCACGTCAACAGCCGCCGTCAGGTCGCACTGACTCTCGAACAGCGGCATCGTCTCCTCCGTCTGCCCCTGGATAGTGATTGCATTCAACGCCGCAAACGCCAGCGGAATGTCGTACCCCGCCTCCTTGTTTGCCTTGGCCAAGGCCGCCGCCATCGCCGCCGCCTTGCCCTCTTTCATTTCTTTCTTTGTCATAATCTTTTTGTGTTGTTTAGTTAAACATTTTGAACGCAGGCGGGAGTCGAACCCGCATGCTATGGGTTAGAAGCCCATCATCCTCGCCTTGGACTGCTGCATTGTTCCTTTCCAACTCATTAGCGTGGAGTTGGCACACATACCGAATAGAATAAATAATATAATAGCGTTTTTGCTGTTCATTCGGTAAGTCCTAAAACCTTGGAAACTTCATTGTGCTCGGAAAGGCGCAAACGCTTCAACTTTGACAACTTTCGTTGTCGGGCGGGTTCTTATCCCGCCGGTCTTAAAAGTTATTAAATGAATTGCAAAAACAAAGAACTCTCGTGATACACACGTTTGTGGGACGCAGAGGACTTGAACCTCTCTCATAGCCACCGTCAGGGGAAAATCTTGATAAAAACCCTCGCGGCCACCTGCACACCCGCGCAGTCGCGCCCCAAACCAATCAATCAATCAAACCCATTCAACCCATAAAACCCATTAACCCCATTAAACCCACTAACGCATTAACGCATTAACACATTCACACATTCTCAATGCAACCAGAGTTGCATTGAATCCGCCCCCTCACCCGAAATGCAAAATAGGGGTGAAGCATATACTGCCCGTCCATCTCGTATATCGAATACTCCTCGAACACCCCCTTGTCTTGTTCGAAGATTCGCTCCCACTCGACGTGCCCCGTCGTAAGACGCATACCGCCCAGCACATTCAGCACCTCGTTTTTGATGCTCTCCAGATTGCGGTCGTCCTCCGCCTCGATGTCGCGGCTATCACCCCACACGATCACGTTCACCGTCCCTTCCAGGTCGAAGTACGGCGGCACACGGCGGCCACCGCTCACCTCCTGCGGCTCCTCCATATAGAAGAAGGCGTAGTTGCCCCAATCCTTGCGGTCGGGCACGATACAGTCATATTTGCCTTTCCCAATGTAAATGCAAGGCGTGTAGTACGCCTCTCGGTGTTCGTGCTTCTGGTAGTATTGCCGCAGCTGGTCGTAGTCGCGGCTCGTCTTCTCGGCCTTGCCGAAGACGTGGTTCAGCCACGGAAGCCCCGCGCCCAGCTGCACCTGCATCTCCTGTATCACAGCCTCGAACAACCTCGGCTGCGCCTTCAATGGTATTCGCTCTATATTGCTCATAATTATTCGTTTTGTTTCGTTAATAAATCCAGTTCGACCATACGCTACCCACGCCCACTCTCACCTTCTGCCAGCCGCACTTACGCAGCAACTCACGGGCAACATCCAGCAGCTGCGAAAGCGTAGCCCTCGCATCCACCTCAATCACCTGCCTCGATGTGCAAGCACCCTTGCAAATCTCCAATTTGACAGATCTAAAATCAACTTTCTTTGCCATTATTCAAGATTTTTCAATTTTCACTAATACATTCACGCTTTCACCTTCCCGTCCGCATCCACGGCATTGGTCAATATCTCCGTGGCGATGGCCGTGCAATATTCCTCGGCCACCCGCGACGCTTCCTCTTCCTTGATGTTCGCCAGCCGCACCTTCCATTCCGGGTGCTTCCGCTGCAACTCCGTCTCGGCCTTGAACACCGCCGGTATGATATACCGCGCCCACCGTTCTATCGCTTCCTTGTCTGTCATATCTCAAGATTTTTCAATTTTCAATTTTCAATTTATCCCAGCAGCCGCCTCCGCACCGTCCGCGCCACATTCGGCGCAATCCTCCGCGCCAACTCCCCGCGCTTCTCCGCCGTCAACCCGAACACCGGCCCATATTCAGGCTGGTTGCCCGGAGGCCAATGCCCCGTCTCCATCGTATAGTCCACCAGCTCCTGCTTCCAGTCCGACGTCTTCACCGAAAAGCCCGTCTCGCTGTACTCCACAAACATCCCCTCCTGCAAACCGCCGTCGAAGTCCAGATAGACGTGACGCACCGGCAGACCCCTCCGCATCCTGCGGAACAGATGGTAAGGACTATATTCACCCCCGTTCATCAGCACCCCCTCGGCATTCAGTCCCTCCGCCAGCTGCTCCAGGTTCGCCGACACAATCCACGCCGCCTCCTTCTCGCAGGCAGCCCTCACAGCCGGAACCACCTCGTCCCGCACCCGCTCAATCCTTCGTATCAGCGTATTCAGTCGCATATCCACTAACGCATTAACACATTAACACATTAACGCATTCTAATAGTTCTTCACACCCTCGCTGTACATCTTGCAGTTCTCAACGTCCTCTCTCAGACGCTTGCCAAGCATCGTACACACATACCGCTCCCCCTCCTTGGCATTGAACACCAGACAATGCACACACTTCAAACACCCTGCTTTCCCATTCAATTCTTTTGCCATATTTTCAAGATTTTTGTATTAATTTTCGATTAATTTTGAGCGTAGCGACCACTAACGCACTAACGCATTAACACATTAACACATTCACTCATTATCGCTGCGAGCCAAAGCGAGCAGCCGGTCGCGTTCCTTCCGCAGCTCCTCGTCGCTCATATCGTCGAAGCCGCTCACCTCCTGCTTGACGTGCTCGGCCACATCCGTCAGGCCCATCACCATCTTCGCGTTGTAGATGCCCGCCGTGGCTCCCTCCTGGAGATTGCCGTGGATGAAGTTCTCTATCCGCGCACACAGCTCCGCAAACTCCTGCGCCTCGTCCGACGCACCCTCGCAGTACCGCGCCTTGAACTTCTCCCAGTCCGCAATGCCCAACCGCGCACACATCGACTTCATATTGTACGGCCTGAACACCCTACGCTCCGTGTCCTCGTCCACATCGCCGTTCTTTCCGCCCACCTTGCTCGACACCTTAAACTCCTTGGGAAGCGGCGACCCGTCGGCAAACCCCAAGTACTCCACAAAGGCAGCACGCAACGCCTCCGGCGTCCACACCGGCCGCTTCCGACCGAAGGCAAACACCTCCTTCCAGCCGTTGTCCACCACCTTCTCGCGCATACTTTCATTCAGTGCATCCATAATCGTTTTATATCTAATTTATTGTTATTCAGTTTATAATTTACAATTCGTTACACACATTTCCGTCAAATCCACACTGCAAAAATACAAACTTTATTGAAACTGCCAAAATATTTTTCAACAAAATTGCGATTTTTCCACTTTCGCACCACCGAAACACCACACAATCAGCACACTGAAAACGCAAAATATTTTCACACTATATATAGTATTCCAAATAGTGCAATCTTAACTTTGCGTCCCTCTCTTTGTATGTCCGTTCATACTCAAAGACTTGCACACCAATGATGGCCTATCATATCAGCCAAGCCGACCCGAAAACCGAAAAAAAATTTCTGCAAACTAAAACCACTTATCGTCCCTTCCCATCCGGTCGATAGGGGGGTATAGCCCCGCCAGCCCTCCCGCCTGGCACCCCGTCCGCCTCCCCTCCTCCGGCATCCATACCAGCCCCTCAGCCGGTGCAAATGTGCCAACGGTGCAAAATAAGTTTGCAGCGCACTAAAAAAGCACCAACGAAAGCGGTGCACACTTAATCTTTGACTTATTCAGTACCATCACCACCACCAGGACCGCCGCCGCCGCGCCGCCGCCGCTCCCGCCGCCCTGGTCGCCCTCCAGCCGCCCCGATCCCCTCACCACCTGCCCCGCTGTCAACTTTTTTTCGTTTTTTTTCTGCCCGCCAGCCTTCCAAAGTAGGTATTTTGTCCAAATATAGCCCTATATAAACCCCACCTATACCCTGCCCCCAATTCAATGGCCATAAAATAAAATCATCATTTATTTTTCATTTTCTTCCCCCAATACTAGTATTGGGGGGGTAAGAAAATATAGCAAAAACAATACACATTATATGTACGATTGCGAACTTGTCGCAAGAACCCACCACCCAACAAGTCCACACAATTCACCACCCCAGCAGTCCCCAAAGTTTGGAAAAATGCACACACAACACAATAATAAAACGCATTCAGCGTTATAGCGATACAACATATAAAACCATAACACTATGCCAATACCTTACAAAGTAAAGCTTAACAACGGCAACGAGAACATCGGAGCCGAGGCCAAGACGATCACCGTGCAGGAGATTGTCAAGAACGCCACAAACAAAGACATCGCCCGCGAGGTGTACCAGCTCAATCCCCTAATCCCTGAGCAGGTCACGCTGTCCGTCATCGAAAACATCTGCCAGGCCGCTGCCAACCTGATGAGCATGGGCCACGCCGTCACGCTCCAGACGCGAGGACGCGCCGCGCTGCGCATCTATCCCGACATCCAACTCAAGGGCCGCAACATCACAATCACCCGAGCCCAGCAGCTCGACAGCACCATCACCGACCTCACCACCGACAACGCCGCCGACCTGGTGGGCCGTGTCGGTGTCTGTGTCCGTGTTCGTGCCGAGTGCGAACCAGCGTTCACCAAGCTGCTCAACGCCGCCGGAGTCACCACCCAGCGCAAGGACACCATCAACGTGCCCAAGATCACCACCGGCACCGGCGGCAATACCCCCGGCGGCGGCAACAGTGGCGGCACCACCCCCGGAGGCGGTGACAACCCCAACGCCGGCAACGACTAAAACACCCGAAAAAACGAATTTTCGAGCGGCTGCAAGTCCATTTTGCAGCCGTTTTTTATTGCACCATTAAAAAAATTTTACTTTATAACACACTATAAAACAACACAATAAAATAAAAGTGCAAAATGATTGCAAAAAAAATTTGGTCAGTTTGAAAAAAGGTTGTACTTTTGCAGCGAAGTTTTAAAGATAACAACAACAAAGACCTTTCCACAATGTCAAGTCACATTTATACAATAGAGCGTTCCAGCCGGTTGGCCCGGTTGGCAGTTTCAGTGGAAAGGCCTGCCACTTCGGGGAACGCTCTTTATTTTAAGTCCTTTCCACAATGTACAATCAATTTTTCCAAGTTCCCGACGGGGAATTGTTGAACATGGTCGCTGGCCGCGCCATTCCCGTGCGCAATGCCAACGCAGCCGAACTGATCACCGCCATCGACAGCGGAGCCATCACAGGAGCAGCAGCCCGAAAAATTGCCGCCCTGCTGGAGCTTTCCCGTCGTCTTTGCTCTCGCCATCTTGCCGACAACAACAAGGTGACCGACAGCCGCGCCGCCTTTGAAATGGTCAAAGATATGGCACTGCTCGACGTAGAGCATTTTGACGTGCTTTTTCTTCGCAACAATGGTACAGTGATCGCCCGTGAAAATCTTTTTGTCGGCGGCACCAATCAGACCACCGTGGACGCTGGTGTGGTCTATCGCCGCGCCCTCGTTCTGGGTGCAAAGCAAATCATCGCCGCACACAACCACCCATCCGGCAGCCTCACCCCTTCGGGCGAAGACAAACGCCTCACCCACCTACTTATTGAGGCCGGAAAGCTGGTTGGCGTGCGCCTGGGTGAGCATATAATCATCGGCGGCAACGGCGTGAATGATTATTATAGTTTTCATGATAATGGTCAAATCTAAACAACTGGAAAAATGAAAGCATATAAATTTATCATCAAGGCTTTCGGCATCATCGCCGCCGTCGCCATCGCCCTCGGTGCCTACTGGCACATCTTCACCCTCGGAGCCTGCTGGCTCCTGGTACGGGAAGCAAACAACACAAAATAATGACCAATCAAAAACCCCGACACAATGAAAACAATAAATATCCCAGAATGGTGCATTGAAGGCGCAAAATATATCCTTACCACCATACACAACGAAAAGCAAAGAAGGAACTACAAAGCCCTATTCGGTGAGGAACTGCCAGAAGTGACAACCGAAATTGTAACAGCAGAATATTTCCACAGTTACCCATTTGAAAACATTATCCGCTGCACAATCAAAGGCGACGGCTGGGGCTGCACCGACATACCAATCAGCCGCCTTTCTCCAGTCAAAAAGTAACCAATCAAAAACCTCGACACAATGAAAACAACAATCGGCATCCTTTGCATTATCGCGCCAGTCGTCCTGGCCTATTGGGACGCAATAGCCCCCGCAGTCAAAAATTTTATCACCAATCAAAAAACCACAGCAAAATGAGTTACTTTAACAACGAACCCTACACGGCCTATAAACTCCTAAAAGAATTTAAGGCATTGCGCGAAATATACCAACATCAAAACGGTGGAGACGAAAACACATTCGCCATGATAGTAAAAGAATACTACGACAAAAAGGAACAAGTCAACAGAGCCAGAGAAAAAAGCCTATATGACAAAAGGCGCAACGAGATGATGAAAGAGCAGCAGCCCAAAGAAGAAGAACCCCCAGCCAAAGGCTTGAGGCTGGAGCCAGTCGTCGGCGGTGTGGCCATTATTGGCACGCGCGAGGTGACAACCTCCAACCGAGACCAGATAAGGCTGCACGGCGGCAAATGGAACTTCGACGAAAAGCAGTGGAGAGCCTACGAAAAGCCCGCTATTAAAAAGATGTGCAACTGGTTCGGCGTATCGTATGAATGTATGCAGGAGCAGATAGACGAAAAGACACGCCCGACCCTTGGCACCCTCGCCCGCATGATCGAGAACGGCGAACCGCTGGACGACATAAAGCGCGTGACGATTGGACGCTTCAGCAGCCTCAACAGCTTTCTAAAAGTGTTTCACGAATTCTACCGTCCGGCACTTGAACGGCTTTCCGAGGGCATAATCCAGCACAACGATATGATGATGCTGCGCCACTTCGCCGACGATATGCTAATGGCCTTTGGCTTCGACCTCCCCGACGAAGACGGTGCAAAATAAATCCGCCATAATTACGTTATACCAATCAAAAAAGTTTATTAACCCACCAATCAAAAAAATCAATAACCCAATCAAAAATAGGAGACAAAACAAATGGCACATAAATTTAGACTCAATCAAAGAGTGATTATACAAGGCTTTGAAAGCCACGGCACAATCACCACAATGCCCTACAACGACGAAATGGAAACATACATTGTTACTTTCGACCGACCACAGGCTTATTCTATAAGTGAAAACAGCCCAGAAACTCTCCACGATGAGATTGTGGTAGATGCAAAATATTTAAAAGCAGAAGCATCCATCGAACTGAAAGAAAAATTAGACGACAAGCCCGAAAGAAAAATATCTACACCTGAAGATATTAAAAAAGTGTGCCGGCACAAAAGAATAACCTTTATACCTCACCACGCATGTGCATTTTGTGGAGTATCTACTGGTTGGTATCTGTTTAAAAGATGGCCAGGAATGGAAGTAGCCTATAGCAGCTCCTGCGGATGCTCTTACAACGATTCTGCACGCCCTGCAAGTTGGATTGACATATTTAAATGGGTAACAGACGAGCACGGCGAATTGAGGCCAGAATATAAAGATATGCTTACCGAATAACAATCACCATCTCCAATCAAAAAAGCCCACCAATCAAAAAACTAACGCATTAACGCATTAACACATTCTCAAAGATATGAAAACCGCAGTTATCTACGCCCGCGTCAGCTCCACCGGCGACCGCCAGGACACCGCCCGCCAGGTGGACGACCTGACAGCCTACGCCCGCAACAACAACCTACAACTCGTCCGCACCTACACCGAGAAGGCCAGCGGCCGAAAAAAACGCGCCGACCGACCCGTGCTCAACGAGTGCTTATTGTACTGCATCGCGCAGCGCATCGACACCCTGCTCGTCAGCGAGCTCTCCCGCCTGGGCCGCAACGCCGCCGACGTGCTCAACAACGTAAACGCCTGCAAAGAGGCCGGCGTGAACATCTACTTCCAGAAGGAGCAGATGTCAATCTTCCTGCCCGACGGCAAGCCGCACCCGTTCCTGACGATGCTCGTGGCCGTCCTCGGCGCCATGGCCGAAATGGAGACCGACAACATCCGCTACCGCCTCAAGTCCGGCCGCGACAAGTACGTCCGCGACGGCGGCAAGCTGGGCCGTCCCGAAGGCACCCGCAAGACCGTCGCCGACTACGAGCGCGACTACTCCAATGTGATCAAGGAGCTGCGGCGCAAGGACCGCGAGAGCTACGACCGCATTGCCAAGCTCACCGGCACCAGCAAAAACACCGTCATCACCGTCGCCCGCCTCCTCGGCCTCACCCGCGCCGGCCAGCAGACCGTCACCATACACACCCCAGACCCCACCGATGAAAAAATTGAAGAATAACCCACCAATCAAAAAATGTTTAACCAATCAAAAAAGTTTACACCAATGAAAAAATTAGCATTAATCGCAATCGCGACCATCACGATGCTGGCCGCCTGCACAAAAGAAGATTCACAATCGCTTGCCGGTACCTACTGGCACTTTTCCGGAGACGACGATGGCCGTAAACAAACTTGCAGCCTGACCCTCGAAAAGAATAGCGGCACCCTAACCATTACCGACCGCTACTCTTCTCACTACACCGAATGGAGCGACCGTTGGGAATACCGCGTTACATCCTACACCTACGACGGCGAAAAATCAGGCACACTACAACTTCGCGGAGCCAGTTCATACGCACAAGACAATGCAACCGCAAGTTTCACACTCAACTACAACCAGTCAAAAATGTCTATCAGCACCCCACACGGATACTTCACTATGGAGCGAATAAGATAACACCCCACCCCCACAAATTAACGAATAATTAACGGCAATTAACGTCCACCAACCCCCGCCAGTCAAAAACTCGCGGGGCTTTTTTGTCTCCCCCACCAATCAAAAAAGCACTCACGCATTCACGCATTCCCACATTAACGCATTAAAAAATCCACATTATTTGGATTTATACACAATATTTTTGCCAAATCTGCGTTTTGCAGACGTAAACGTTTGCAAACAAAATGACTATAGATTGGATTGACACACTGATTGGATTGGCCGCCGGCGGCGGTCTGGTGGGCATTTTCACCATCCCCTCCACAATCAAAAAAGCGAAAGCCGAGGCCAAGGAGCCGGAGATTGAAGCCTGGCGCAAGCTGGTGGACGAGCTCCAGGAACAGAACCGCGACCTCCGCGAGCGCATCACCACCAACGAGAGCCGCATCGACGAGCTGAACCGCCGCATCGACGACCTCTACAAGACCAACGGCGAATGGCGCGAGGAGAACAACAACCTCAAGGCCGAGAACAGCCGCCTGCAAGCCGAGAACGACCAACTGCGTCAGCAGCTGGCCCAATCAACCCAGCCAACCCATTAAACCCATACCGCAATGAAGATTCAAGTCAAACGCACCGCCCGCAAGGGCACCTACACCGTCGGCAAGGTGAGCATCGACGACAAGTATTTCTGCGACTCGCTGGAGGACACCGACCGCGGCGTAACCCAGGTGATGCCCTTCACCTCGACGGGCGGCGTCAAGGGCTACTGGACTACCCCCGACCACGGCACCATCGACAAGGAGCCAGGCTGCACCGCCATCCCCACGGGCCTCTACGATGCCACCGTCTACTTCTGGCCCAAGTACAAGTGCTACTGCGTCCAGCTGCTCCGCGTCCCCGGCTTCACGGGTATCCTGATGCACAACGGCATGACCGCCGACCACAGCGAGGGCTGCATCCTGCTGGGAAAAAACAACTTCGTGGGCCGTCTCGACGGCAGCCGCCTCTATATGGACGCTCTCGCCGCCCGCGTCCTCGCCGCCGAGAAGATGGGCGAGCGCGTCACGGTGGAAGTAGTCTAATCCCCCATGCCCATGTCAATGAAACCCATTAAACCCATTAAGCCCATCATCCCCATCGTGTCCCTGCTGCTGCTTTCAGGGTGCCGCACCGTCCGCGTCGTCGAGCAGGTGCCCGTCCACGTACATGACACCCTCCGCCTCACCCAGACGCTCCGCGACAGCATCTACATCGACCATTTTCGTGAGGTCACGAAAAAGGCCGACACCATCTACATCACCGACAGCATCGCAGTTATTAAGTATTCCTTAAAGACTGACACCGCCTACCGCTACATCGAGCGGCCTGTGACGGTCGTCCGCACCGAGCAGGTGGAAGTGGAAAAGCCCCTCCGCTGGTGGCAGAAGGGCTTGATGTGGGCCGGAGCCATAGGCATCCTCACAGCTCTTGCAGCAGTGGCAGTTCGGATTCTTCGCCGCCGTACATCCTGACGCATTCGTCGTCCGGCTCTGGGTAGTGTCCCCAGCCGCCGCCAAAGCAGCACTCGCCCCATTGCGGGCGGTAATACTGGCAGTCACGGCAATGCAGTTTATCGTCGTCGGGCATAATCTTTCAATTTTCAATTTTCAATTTTCAATTTTCAATTCACCACGGGCACGTCTCCGTCGCCGTTGAGCAGTTCGCTTTTCTTGGGCTGTATGTACATCTGCGTCGAGGCCATAAAATGCTGCCCGTTGATTTCCTTCTCCTCCATATCGTAGCATATCTCGTGCGTCTCCTGCGTGATAGGGTCGCCCAGCAGGTCTTTCAGTCCACGCGATACGACCTGTTTCCATACCTGTTCCCCTATATCTTGCCTACGGCGTTCAGCCTCATCTATCTTTGCTTTCAGCTCCGGCGGCATCGGCGGGAACTCCGGCTCGCCTATGATTTTTTTCAACGCCTCCTTCTGCTCTTCAGATGCTTTGAACGACATCTGCATACTGCGGTTGCGTCTGATTTGAATTTTTAAGTCCATAATCTTTCAATTTTCAATGTTTAAACACTTCAATCTGCTTTTCTATACGACACAACCTTAACAGGTGCTGCAATTCGTGTACATATAGAATACACGCATTTTCCAACTTGAAGTTCGGCTCTTTGATTGCTATAAATATTGTCTCCGACCCTTCGTGATACGTAGCGTACAAAGACCTGTCATCGTCAATGATGTTCGTATGCCACGCGGGAAATACCCCACACATAAACCCGTTTATTTCCATAATCTCTTTTGTAAGAGGCATCGGCAAATAAACTCTTTCGTCTCCTATACAATTCATTTCCGCGGCAAAGTCAATATCATCGCCGTTTTTAATAAATGTTGGCTGATAATTAGGACGGGCACTAATATCTTCGTTTCCGTAATTCATATCAATCAGCACCCAATCCCCAAGCATTAGTTCGTTTCTTTTCATTGTCATTAATTTTTATTGATTAGTTATGATTTTCAATTTTCAATTTTCAATTTTCAATTTTCAATTTTACCACGGGCACGGCTCCGTCGGCAGCTCCACGCGGGTCTCGGTCGCCAGGCGGTCTTTGCCTTCGGGCAGGAAGTAGCACTCCGGCAGCGGCAGCACCTCGGCTCGGCGGTTCTTGCAGTAGACGCGGCCCGTGTGTCGCGTGACGATCTGTATGCCCTCGAAGCCGGGGCACGCCTCGCATACGTCGCTGCCTACGTAGCACTCCTCGGGCCAGTAGGGGCAGGGCGTGCCGCATTGCTCGCCGTTGAAGCGGAACCACACGGCCCACTGCCACGCCTCGTCGCGCAGTACGAAGTCCTTTACATACCGCCGCGCCAGGGTGCGGCCCGCCTCGTAGCGGGCCGCCTCGTCGTGGCTCACCTCGCGTATCTTGCCTTCCATAGCCGTCATTTTTTCAATGCCTTGATGCGCTTGGACAGCAGCTCCTCCTTCTCGCGGAACTCGGTGTAGGTCTTCCTGTTGCGCTCGTACTGGCGGAAGTAGGTGCTCACGCCTTCGGGGGCTTTGTTCACCACCGCCCCGCAGCTGATGGTGTCGTGTCCGGCCAGCAGGTAGAGGAACTTGCAGAGCTGCGCCCTCGCCCACGGCAGGGGCCGCTTGCGGCTCCTTCCAGTGAGGTCGGCCCGCGACACGCCCCACACCTCGCACACCAGCCCGATGATCTGACCCGTCAGGTCGTTGTTGATGTTTCTCTTTGGCCACATGATTTTTTCAGTTATGAGTTATGAGTTATGAGTTATGAGTTTCACTAACGCATTCACGCATTTACGCATTCACGCATTCAGAACGGCAGGTCGTCGTTTTCCGCGTCGGGCATTGCCGTGGCGGTGGGCACCTCTTCGGGGGGCATGTTCTGGGGGTGGATGTCGTAGGCGACACCGATGTAGGGCAGCACCTGCTTGGCCAGCTCGCGGTCGTAGCCGTCGGCCTTGTAATTGAGGCGGGCGGCCATTTCGGGGTTGGTCTGCGCCAGGTGCTCCTGGGCGGCCTTGCCGATGTCGAGGCGGAGGTCGTAGTCCTGCTTCTTGCCGTACCGCTCGCGGCTTTCGTCGCTGACGGGCCACTGCTTGAAGGCCAGCTCCGCCGTGCGGATTTCCTTGCCGTTGTTGGTGGTGTAGCCTTTCTCGACGATAAAGTTGTCGTCGATGGGGATGCAGACGCAGCGTTTGGTCTCTGTCCTGCCCTGGATGTTGGTGATGAATGCCCCGTTGAGGGCACGGAGGTTCAGCACTCCGTTCTTTGCTAATTGTTCCATTGGTATGTTTTTTTTATGTGTTGGTTAATTTGATGTCATTGTTCGCATCCTTTCATTAGTTCTGGGGTGTCGTGGATGTTGCCGACGACCTCAAATTCATATCTTGAAAACATTTCAGTCATTGGAGCTTTCGCTTTTATGTCGTCTCTCATAAAATCGTCGTCTATGAAAAACCTTGATTTGTCAAATTTCACGACACCGAATATTTTGCTTTTTCCATAGTAATAAACTTTAAGAATGTCACCCTCGAAGATGCGCTTTCCATTTTTATCGACAACACCTGTGTACTGTCCGACGGTGTCGGGGTCAACTTGAATCGGGAAAGGGTCTGATTCTATATTCTGTTTTATTCTTGGGCAATAGTTTCCATTTTTATTCTTTGTTAATAAATCACCATACACCCATTGTCCGTTATCGAGACGTTTACCTCTGAATAAAATTTCGCGTTTCATTGTTACGTTGTTTTATTGGTTAGACTTTTTCTCTTTTGTGGATGCAGGGCGATTTCTCGCCGCTGCATCCTGTGCGGGTCGGGTACTACTGCGCTGGTTCGCCGTTGCCCGCGGGGATCAGACAGCTCTGAATGCTATTCTGATTGTCAGGTCGTGGAACACCTTACTTCACGAATTGGCGGAGTTTCTTTTTGTTTCCGCTGCGGAAGTTGGTTAGGGCCTTGCGGCTCTTGTGGCGGTAGGGACGGGCGTATTTGCTGTTGAGGAACCTTAATCCAAACTCAGCGGGTGAAAGTAGTTGTACTGGTATCATAGTTTGTTCCTCCTTTCGTTAGTCATTCCCTGTGTTCGGGTCGTCGCCGCTGGCGGGGGTGGATGGGTCGGTGGTGGTGGTGTCGTCGGGTTCGGCGGGGGTCTGCGAGGGGTTGTAGTCCACCTTCAGGACCTCTTTGTTGAGGGCGAACTGGCGGCTGTACTTGATGCCCACCGTGGCGCCGAGCGTCCATTGCAGGCGGTCGGGGGTGAGCATTGCGGCCTCGGCCGTGCTCTTGCCGCCGAACTTGGCGGGGTCTTCGGCCACCTCTTTGTCGCTGATGCGGCCCGTGACCTTGGGGTAGATGCTGACGAGGTGTGCGCCGTCGCCGTTGTTGAGGCACACGCGGTTGTTCTCCAGCGTCTCCTCGGCGATGATGTCGGCCACGGCGGCGATGACCATAGCGGCCTCGTAGCTCTTCACGCCGGTGCGTGCGGCCACCTTGGCGGCGAGCTCCTGGTTGTTGATTTCGTTGTCCACCACGGCCTCGGCGTAGAAGCTGTGGGTGCCGGGCATATTGCCCGTCGGTGTGTACTCGCGTACACGGTACTTAACTTTAGCCATTTCCTTGAATGTTTTAAAGTGTTAATAAATATGTTTTTTTGTCCTGCCTAGGTATCCGCCAGCTTTTACCTAGGTATCCGCTGGCTTTTACCTAGGTTTCTTTTCGCTCTTACCTAGGTAAGTTTTTGGGGGGCGTTACGAGGGTGGGTCAAAAAGGGCGGTCTGCTGGTAGCGTTGGCCGCTTTCGCTTATGGTGATGCCGTGGCATTCGCGGTCGAAACGCTCACAGCCTTTGGCGAAATACTCTTTGTCGAGTTCGCAGCCCACATAGTCGAAGCCGAGTTTGTAGGCGGCGATGCGGCTGCTCTGGCTCCCCATCATCGGATCAAATATGCGGTCGCCCGGCTTGGCGAATGTGTCAAGCAAATAGGCATACAATTCGGTTGGCTTTTGCGTCGGGTGAATCTTGCGTTCAGAATTCGCACCGCCATTAATTTGCCTATACAACTTGGCTGGTTTGTCGAATGACGTCCAAGCCAATTCGATTTGCGAAAAATTATCCCACGGCTGCACCTTGTCCCAACAGATAACACATCGTGTCGGAGGAAGATTAAAGTAGTTTCCACCCCAAATGATAACATTCTCGCACACTCTGAATAGTTCATCAAAAAAATCCTTTGTAGGTGGCTTTGAATCCCATTCGCAATCCGATTGATTAAGCACTCGATTCTTCAGTTTTCCCGCACCACCATTAAGACGCTTGGTCGGTGTATAATGTCCGTTTGAATATCCAGAACCCATACCCATCTTCGGAGCGTTTATCCCATACGGCGGGTCGGCAATAGCCAGTTGAAAGCATTTGTCGGGCAGTGTCCTCATTAGTTCGAGGCAGTCGATGTTGTGTACTTCGCTTATCATATCAATACGGTACTTCTTCGTTATCATCAAAAATATCATTATCGTTATCCACGGGCAGGTCGTTGGTCTCGGCTTGGCGGGGCTGCAATGCCTGCTCCTGTCGCCGTGCTTGGTCGAGGAATGCCTGCACATTGGCTTCGGAGGGTGCTGCCGGCGCGGCGGTGGGTATGGGCAGCGGCTGCTGGGTGGGCGTGAGGTAGCTCTGCTGCATCCACTGCGTCTCGCCGGTGGCGGGGTCGAAGGGGTGAAAGCGGCCCACGCCCGGCTCGTATCGGAAATAGATGGTGCCGAGCTGGGCGATGTACTCCCACTTGGTCTTCTCGATAGCCATCTCCACGTAGTCGAAGCCGAAGGTGTTGTCGTCGTCGTCCTTGTAGTGGCGCGTCATCACCATTCCGAAGTCTCCGCGGTTCCGGAACATGGCACCTCCGCTGATGTTGTAAAGGTGAATCTTCATCGGCTTGCCGTCCTTGGTGGTCTGTTGGTTGGTGGGGTGCGGCATGACGAATGCCGTCACGTCCTGCCGGTGGGCGAAGTTGAGGATCTTCAGCAACGCCTCGTTGATGTTATCGACCTTGAAGAGGCTCTCGCCGTGGTGGAGGAGGGAGTTCCAGGGGTCGATGATGATGGCCTCGCAGCCGTACTTGCGGCACTGGTACTTTGCTATGGCCAGCACGTCGTCTATCTCGTTGCTGTCGGGGTCGACGAAGTGGATGGCCTCCTTTATCCGGTCAACGGCCTGGATGCACTCCGCGCTGTCGGGGTCTATCTGGCTGGCGGGCTTGCCGAGCAGCTTGGTGACGAACATAATGAAGTGTTCGCCCAGCGGCATCATTTCGGGCGAGTAGACGCTGAACTTCCAGCCGTAGCGGGCGTTCATCAGCACGGCGAGGTGGCCGAGGAACTGGCTCTTGCCGCTGCCGGGAGTGCCCGTGAGGATATAGAGACGGCCCTTCTGTATGCGCATCAGCTCGTCGAAGTTGGGTATGCCCGCCTTCAGACCCTTGGGCAGTCCGTGGCGCAGGATGTCCATAGCTTCGTCGGCCACCGAGTCCATATCCACGTCGCCTTCGGGCCGCGTCACCTTGCCCTGGCTCAGCCGCAGGCGCAGCTCGTCGGGGCCGTTGTGCATCAGGCAGTCGTTGGCGTCCTTGTTGGCCTTGCCGGTCTTGGGGTCAGTGCCGTAGTCGGTGACGATGACGTACTGCCCCGGCTCGAAGTGCTTGGCCAGCTCGGTGGCCAGGCCCGTGCCCACGTTGTCGTTGTCGGAGCAGATGTAGACGGTCTTCTTGTCGGCGAAGTATTCCTCGTAGTAGTCCACCAGCCAGTGCATCGTCTTGTCGGCACCGCCGTCGGGGACGCTGACGACGTTCAGATAGCCGATTTCGGCCAGCGACAGGGCATCGAACTCTCCTTCGACAATATAGGCATCGGTGGAGTTTTTTATGCCGTCAATGTTGTAGCATATTTGTTCGCAACCTGCCTTGGCCTGCCGGAAGCACTTGTCGCCTGAACGAAGTTTGGTGGCGACGAGTTCGCCGTCGCGGTAGTAGTTGAAGTGGATGGTGGTGCATTTGCCGCCTTCGGGCTTGCGGTGCTCCTTGTTGACGGGCATCCAGTCCGTTCCGCTGGTGACGTGCATCTTCTTCAGCGTGGCCTCGCTGATGCCGCGCCCGGCGAAGTAGGCCACAATCTTGGGGTCTATCGCCGACGAGCGCGGCTGCGGAGGCTTGGCATAGTCTTTCTTCTCCTCGGTTTTCTTGACGGTGTAACTCTTAAACCAAGGTTGTTGACGCATCCAGGCTTCCTTCTCCTCTGGTGTGATAACAGTGGCATATCCTTGGTATCCGCATCTATGGCATTTAAATGCGCCCGTCTCCACGTTGCACGATAAGGAGTGATCCGATTTCGGCTTGCCGTTCTCGTGGCAATGGGGGCAGTACGTCTTCACGTATCCGCTCGTGCGTCCTGCCCCGCGACCCAAATCTATGTTAAAAGCCTGCCAGTCTATCATTGGTTAGATGTGTCGTTAGTTGGTTTTACGTTTGAAAAGGTAGCCTTTTACCTTTCCTTGTGTCTTTATGGCAACTCTTATTCTTTCCACACACACACCCATAGCCCTTGCAGTGGCACATAGGCTTGGGTACGATTTCACATAGGAGCCGTCCGTTGCATATTGTTCAACCGATATTGCTTGATTTTCGTTCACCCAATTATGGCAACGGCTATTGTGAGTGCCATAGTTTATGTTTTCTTTGGCTGTTACCCATTCAAGATTATCCACACGGTTGTTCCGTTTGTTCTCATCTTTATGATTCACCTGCGCACCATCAAAATAGCCGGGGACAAATGCTATGGCAACAGCACGATGCACTAATATCCTTTTATTAGGTTTTCTCACACATACACTTCTATAACCACTACTTAATATATGAGTGCGAAGTATTTTACCCTGAAACGGTCTCTTTTTCCCAGTAGTGGAAACTGTTGTATGCGGTATGCTTCTAATCCTACCAAGGTTGCTAACCTGGTAGCGGCCCTCGTAGCCTTCTATATCTTTCCACACTTCGCTCATAGCATCACCTCCTCTGCAATCTCTTGGGCACGGAAGGCGGCCTGCTCAAGCATAGTCAGCAGCGAAATCTCGCTGCCTTGCTCGGCAATGCCGAATGTGCGAATGTCCATATTCTCGTTGAAATACACCAATATTGCCGTCCCGCTCTGGTCGAGTTGCTGGTGCATATAGTTCTTGCGCTCCTCATAGGAAGCACCCATCATTGCGGTCTCTCCCGCCGTCCTGTTCTTTGCGTTCATTGCTCTTGATTTTTGAACGTTAAACAAATAAGGGCTGTGGTGTTGTTCAGGACTCAAGAGCTTGTCCTTGCGGGCATTACTGCTACCGCACACCACAACCCTATTGGATTGTCTGTTAATAATATGTGGGTACAAAAAAAGCTGACTACTTTTGTCAGCGGCATTGTACCGCTCTTGAATTTTGAACGCTGCAAAAGTACACACAATATCCGATATGGCAAAAACATTTTTTGCTACAAAGGCATAATGCTTTGATATTGCGTTAGAAAAATTTTCAACAGCACCCATAAATGCAGCGTTCAAATTATTGGTCAGACTTAAAAATTCGTTCAATTCGTGTTATTCGTGTCCTAAAACTCACTCTCCCTCTCAGGTATCTCCTCCGGCTCGTACCACCCTTCGGGGTCGTTCACCCACACAGCCGTCTTCGTCGGCCGCGCCGGCGCCGTCAGCGGCACCTGCACCATCTCACCCTTCTCGCCGTAGTAGAACCGTATGCCGAACTGGTAACGCTCGCCCATATCGGCATCCCCCTGCGCCGAGCTCTCCACCACCGTGGCATTCTCCGGCAGCTCCGCCGCCGCCTCCTCCATCTCCTGCTGTATGGCTTTGGCCAGCAGACGCTCCTCCTTCGCCAGACGGCAGACGAAGCCCGACTGCCTGCGCCCCTTGAAGAGCGGCGCATTTTTGACGGGCTCTATCCACCCCTTGCCGCGCAGCTCCACGCAGATGTCCCGCACCGACACGTCGATGTCCCTCCGTATGGCCGCATAGAGCGCGTCCAGCGAACCCTTGGTGAAGATGGCGTTGGGGTCGTCGTCCAGGTACTTGGCGTGGTTGTTGTGGTCGTAGATCCACTTGTACACCGCCACCGCCTTGAACGAGAGGTTGTCCTTGATGGCCTTCTCCGCGATAAACTTCGGTATCGCCCACGGCTTCTCCGTGTACTTCTTTTTCTGTTCTTTCTCTTTGTCGCTCATAGTGCTTGCTTTGTTTTTTTGTGTTTCTTGCAATCGTGCTTCACGTTTGCGAATTGCTTGATTGGCGAGTCTGGAGTGCAACCCTCGGCACAGGTGCCCATAAAGTATTCACCCGTTAAGACACTGAATGAAGGGCCGCTGGTGTCGCGCACAAAATGGATGCAGTCTTCGCAGACGACAGGGTTCTTGAGTTTCGTCGCCATTACATATTCTTCCTGGCATTGTCGAGCACTCGTTTCACAAACTCCGGGTCTGCCGTCTTGGTGTTGATGACGCTGCCGCCATACTGCGCCTGGTCTCGTACCGCCCCGTCGTGGCTCTCATACCACGCCACCGACCCCCTCTCGGTATTCACCAGCACATACTGCGCCGGCCACTCCGGGTGCAGCCTGTCGAGGCTCTCGTTCTGTTCCTGACTATTGTTGATTGTTTCCATTGTTATATCTTTTTTATTAGTTTGCCCATAAAACCTATTAAACCAATTCACCCTATTCACCCCATTCACCCTATTTCTGCGGTAAAAATAGTTTCGCCCCAAAGTACGGCCCCCGCTCCACATCGATGTTGTTAGTCATGAAGGCATCCACCACCTCCGACAGCAACTCGTAGTCCTGGCTCACCTGCTCCCACGCCTCCCTGTCGCCGTGCATCATGGCCGCGAACACCTTGTCGTAGGCATCGAAGCTCTGCATCATGTTGTTGGCCATCGTCTTTATCTTCCCGTAGTTCAACCCACGGCGTTCTATCACCTCATGCACCTCCTCCACCATCCCGTTGCCTATCGAGAACAGCTGGTGAGCCATAGCCAGCAACTCCCCAAGGTGCTTCAACTCGCCACTCTCCTCCATCTCTTTCACGCTCTGCTCTATGGCCGCCGACTTCAGCACCTTCTTCACCACTTTGCGTATCTCTCCCTCCGTGACCGTGTTCGGTCGCGGACGTAATGCCTGCGCACCCATACCCTCACCCCTCCGTCACTGGTTCCGCCTCGATGCCGTGCTCACGGCAGTAGTTGACGCATTCGCTCACGCTCTCAAAGATGGTGTACGTCGTACCACCCTTGCTGTTCGGGACCGCCAACGTGCAGTCCGCACTGTCATTGTAAAAGATTACTTTTGCCATAATTCAAAGATTTTTTATTGGTTAAACATTCGGCCCATTAGACCCATTCAGCCCATTAGACCCATTCTTTTCTTTGGTGGGTGCGGCGGCCTCTCGACCCCCCGCACCCTGGCTTTGCCGAGCCTTCTTGTTTGGTATATTAGGTTGTCCAGAACCTCCTATTCTACTAATGGCGTGATGTCGTACACCAGCGTCAACTTGGCATAGCGGCTTCCGAGGTTGACGGTCGCCGCGTCGAGTATGCCGGTGCCGAGGCCCGTGCGGATGCCCTCTTTCAGCCGCTGCTCGGTGGCGAGGTCGGGCACCGGCAGTTCGGACACCTCCTGTTTCTTGATGAGCTTCACCGTTCCGCCGTCACGCCACTCCGTCGCCTCGTCCGCAGGGTCGTCGCTGTTCAACGCCCACCTCTGCGCCGGCACGTCATAGTGCAGATACGAAGCCTGCAAACTCGGCCACGCCAGCGGCCCGTTCTGAAGGTACACGCCCTCCGTCAACTCGCTCTCCGTATTCGGCACGGAGTAGACATTCCCCGTGAGGTTGTTGTGTATGCGGTGCAGCGTCACGTCGCCGTAGCCCGTGCCGAAGTCCACCTTCACCTCGTAGTTGTCAAGCCCATCAGACAAATATCTCACGCTCACCACCTGCATCGCCCCCGTGCCGGTGTACACCGCCAGGTCGCGGCACCTACCACCGCCGCAGGCCACCACACGGAATTCCTGCCCCTCCGGTACCGTCAGCCACAGCTGCACGTCCACCTTCACCCGCACACCCTCGGCCAGCATCAGCTCCTGCGCAGGCGCGGCGGCATTCTCCGTCCACGACCCATCCACGGCACGTCGATAGCCTGCAAACACCATCAACCCCTCGTAGTTCTTCGAGCTGGCAGTATCGGTTCCCGCATTCAGCGTCAGCCAGCTCAGGTCGGCGAAGATGTTGTCCACCTGCTTGTCCTCGCTGCTGCCCGCCTCGATCCATCCGGCCTTGAAGAGCATGGGGTTTCCCTTGAACTCGTCGCTGCCGCCCTCGCCTTGCCAGCTGAAGGTGTACCGCTCCGCCATCCCCTGGAGGTCGAAGGTGTACTTGTTCGTCTGGTCGCTCAGCCGCTTGGCAGCCTGCCAGTGGCGCGGGAAGTTGCGCAGCGGCTTTATCTTCGTGATGTCTATCAACCCGCTGCCGTCGCCCTGCACGTAGCTGCTTCCCCGACGGAAATACTCTACGTGCTCCAATCGGAAGTCGTAGTCGCCGTCGTTCCTCTTCTCCAGCCACCAGTAGCAATTCAACGCATTCTTCATGTACTCCAGGAACCAGTTGAGCCTGGCCGGGCACCGCGTGGAACGATCGCCTTCGGGCCTCATCACGTCGCTCTTTTGGCAAAACAGCCACTCGAACTGTTCGCCCTGGGCCACGGGGTTCACCGCCGCGTAGAGGAACTGCGAATAGTGCTCGTCCTCGCCGAAGTGTACCTTGCCACCGCTGACCTTCGCCAGCAGCCAGCGCAGCACCGTCCCCAGCGTCCAGCAGCGTGTCCACCGCCATGTGCCCATCAGCGAGCGGTCTTGCAGCCCGTTCTCCTCGCTCGGCGTTATCCTGTACCACAGCGAAGCGTAGTTCCAGTTGTCCTCGGCCAGCGGTATCCACCCCTCGCCCTCCGGCGGCGCAAAGTACAAGTCCGTCCCCGCTATCAGCCGGTGCCCGTTGCTCTGCTCTGAGGTGTTCAGCGAGGCCTCAATTTCCAATCTGCCGTCGCCGTTATTGAAAGCCCGCATACCCTTGTAGTAAGGGCCAACGTTAAGCACATTCTCTTCCACACCATCCGCCGATGTTGTCAAAAGGGTGGCACGGATGTAATGATAGACCAATTCGATACTTTCGTCCTCGAAAATAAACGAATCAGGAGAATTTATAACCCTTGGCAACGGTTTGTTTCTCACCAAAACTTGCTGCCCGTCAGCGTCCCACAACACTAACCGATACATTGTTATCCAACTGGGACTCCCAATGTTTAAAATATACAATACCATCCGGCAACCACTTTCATTCCGTAGCACTCCCAAAGGAGCCCAATAGTCAATAGACTCACCACTGGGATAATGTACGTGTATCGAACCATAAGCAAGCTCACCAGCATAACGGCCATTGACACTATCCGACACCCCGTCCAACTTAACATTCCCCTCGCAGTATATTCCACACATCAGAAATGCGTCATCTGACACAACCTTCACATCCGTTTTGAACCCTGATTCTGGATGCTTGCTGTCATATCCGCCTCCCACACTCGCGCCATTGCAATAGATGTCCGACGTGCTGATGCTACTGCTCCGATAGTCCACCAACGCCAGCGCAGGCCATATCTCGCCCTGCACCTCCTTGGCCTCGGTGTCTGGAATCACTTTCCGAAGGTCGTACTCCGTGCCCTTGGCATTCTCGATCACGTTGTACGTTCCCTCGCTCAACCCGTCGAGCACGGCGTTTCGGTTGTCCTCGTCGATGGTCAGACTCGCACGGCTGAAGGTGCCCACGAAATACTCCTGCCAACTGATGCCGTCGGTGCTGCATTCCACGGTCATGGTATAGGTGCCGTCGAACTGACGGGCCATAATCCACGAATAGTCATCGCGCACGAAGGTGAACTTGCCGACCAGCTTGCGGGTGTAGTACCACTCGTCGTTGACACGCTCGATGGCAACATTCGGGTCGTCGCCATACAACGGACGAACCTGCCGCGTCACCACCTCGTCGCTGTCGGTGGACTTGTAACTCAATGTGAACCTATAATTCATAATCAATTATTCTTAAACAAAGGGGCATTGGAGGCAAATGTAGGAATTCACGACCGAACATCGTACTTGGAAACGAAGAACTCTCTCCGCCGCCCCTTATGGTTATTTCATTTTAAATATAAGACAGATATAACCTCCGTTGTTTATGTCGAAGCATACCTCAACGCGGTCGGCTCCCCATACAGTCTTAAGGTTGTACAGGTCGTCGAGGACGACCATCCCGCTCTTCGGCGTGACATACACCTCCACACCGTCACCCTCTTCCACACAGTCCACAAAGGTCAGGTGCGGCAACTCTATATATCCGCAGGCCACGGCGATGTTGTGCGCATCCACAATCTCCTGCCCGGCCTTTCTCAGCGTCTTCTCATCCTTGCGGGCCTCATTCAGCCGCCTCGCAATCTTCGTATTCATATCTATATAAGAATTATTAGATTTACTTACACATTAACACATTCACGCATTCACGCATTCACCAATCCCCTGCCACTCGGTCACGCCGTATTTGGCAAACACCTTCGCCAACCGATGCGTCTCCGCAACACTCAACGGACGCTTGCCCCTACGCTTGTTGAAGAACGACGCCTTGCTGTTGCAGCTCGCCTCGGTGGTCATACATACCAGCATCACCTCTCGCAAGCAATTCTTGTACTCCTCTGCGGTACGCGTGGCATACACCTGGTCTAATCCTCGCTGGAAGCCCAGCTTGTCTTCATTCGATTTCTCCATATTTTATCCTTGTTTTAATTATTTTTCGTAACTTTGCATCCGATTTTGAAACAAAAATCTAATTTTATCGTTTATATCTGTGTGCAAAAATACAAATAAATTTCAAACAAACAAATAAAATTTGGAATTATCAACATTTATATAATACAAAACATTGACATATAGAGAAATAAATTTTATAAATTTTTTCAACAGGACAACAAATACGACCCCACAAAAGCAATTTAAAGGGTGGATTTTTCGCAATTTTCACACCCAAAATCAACAGAATTACGATAATATTAATTTAAAATCTTGATACAATGAAAGATGGACAAAAAATCGCACAAGCAAAACGGATGGAGGATTTGATAGTTTACCTCAAAACAACGACCCGCGATTTGGCAAAATTGGCTGGCATACATGAAAATACGCTTTACAAAATCTGCTGCGCCCACAACACCATCTCCAACCGCACCGCCGCACGCATCTGCTTCAACATCGAAAAGGCTCTCGGCATCGTCATTAACCGCCAGTGGCTCCTCAACGGCGAAGGCTCAATGCTCGACGAGAAACTCTCCACACCTCTGCCCTATATGTCAGAAGAGGACGAACAACCCACAGCAATGGTCGCCGAAGAGGAGGCCGAGTTCGGCCTCCCCGACTACCGCGAGAAGTATATGCAGCTGATGGAAGAGTACCTCGCCTTGCAAAAGAAATACACCGCATTACTCGAAAGCAAGGCATGAATCCCACTAACGCACTAACACATTAACGCATTCTAATGATCCACCAATCCTACACCATCCGCTTCATCCTACACCGCCGCAAGGACACCCCCCGTCAGCATCTCCAGATGCGCGTCACCCCTCGCGGCGGCAAGCCCGTCTCTTTCGCCACCGGCATATCACTCACAGACAGCGAATGGGACCCGCTAATAGGCCGCGCAAAAGGCCGCACACCACAGGCCGCCGAAGCAAACACCCTAATCGCCCAATGGTCGCAAGTCGTGGCCAACATCTTCACACACTACGACAGTCTCAACATCACGCCCACCGCAGACCAACTACGCCAGGCTTTCGCCCGCGCCACCACCGACAACACCGGCGCACCCGACTACACCCCGCAACCTACATCCTCCCCCACACTCCTCGCCGCCTACACACGGTTCACCACCGAAAGCCTGCACGACAACTCCTGGAGCCAAGGCACCATCGACACCCTCATGTCCTTCCGCAAGCTCGTGGCCGATTTCGGCCACGACACCCAGCTCAACATGATCGACGGCGACTACCTCCTCCGCTTCCATCAGTGGCTCGTCGATACCCGCCACCAGCAGGGAGTGACCGTCCTCGGCAACCTCACCCGGTTCAAATGGTTCCTCAAATGGGCCAGGCGCAAAGGCCTCTACACCGGCAACGCCGACAACGAATACCGACCCAAAGTCAAAGGGGCAAAGGAACGCAACCGCGCCATCATCTACCTCACCCACGACGAACTGCAACAGGTGGAGCAATACCACTTCCGCGAGCGGCATAAAAATGTCTCCAAGGATGTGTTTCTCTTCTGCTGCTACACTGGCCTCCGTTCGTCCGACATCCTCCGTCTATCCCAAGCCGACATCCACGGCGACCACATCACCTTCACCACCCAGAAGACCAACGATACGCTCACCGTCCCCCTCAACAACCGCGCCCGAGCTATCCTCGACCGCTACCAGAACTGCACCCCCAACCGCCGCCAGCGCACTCTCGGTATCCTGCATCCCGCACTCCCCACCCCAGACCGCAAGACACAGAATAAAGTATTGCATGACATAATGAAGGAAATAGGCATCGACACTCCCACACACCATACATATTACATAGGTTCTGAACGCCACGACGAGATAGTGCCTAAATACGAACTTATATCCACCCACACCGCACGCCACACCTTCATCGTCACCGCCATCTCCCTCGGCATATCGCCCACCATCATCCTCTCGTGGACAGGCCACAAAAACTACGAGGCCATGCGCCCGTACATCGCCATAGCCAACGAGACGAGCACACAGGCAATGTCCCGATTCAATAATTTATAAAATTGGATACAATAAATTATATAGAATTGCGTTTATGATAACAAATTTTTAAAAATCTTGATAATATGAAAAAAGTTCTACTTCTCTTGACCGCTGCTCTTACTCTCGCGGCCTGCACAAAAGAAAATCCACTCGGCGACACCGAAGTGGTAAAATTCAGTTTCTCACCCTACGACGTGGCACCAATGAAAGCCACCAGCAGCGTCTCGACAGTCTGCTCTCGGCTCGACATTTACATCGTCGAGCAAGGTACCACCGACACTCTCCGCATCCACCAAGCCCGCGACATTAACACAGACTTCGGCAACGCATCCGCCACTTTGAAAACCAACAAGACCTACAACCTCGTGGCCGTGGCCCACAACTCCACCGATACCTGCACCTTCAACGGCGGCATCGTCAGCTTCCCAGGCGACATCATTAAGCAGACCCTCGTGGCCGACACCACCTTCTGCCCAGGAGACGGCCTCTCGCTTAACGTCGTCATGCAGCGCATTGTTGGTATGTTCAAGATGCGCGTCACCGACGCCATACCCTCCAACGTGACGGGATTCCAATTTACCATCAGCCCCAGCGGACGCAAGTTCGACATCGGCACCATGCAGAGCACCGATCCCGCCGAGCGCACCCACACCATCAACAGCATCTCCACCGACAACAACGGCGTGGCATCATATAATATATATGTAATGGCCGACGACATGACCAACGTTAAATATGTTGACATCGAAGCCGAAGCCCTATGTCCCACCAACGACGGCGAGGTGCGCCAGTTCACTCAGGTACCAATCAAGAACGGCTACGTCACCACCTACTCCGGCACATTCTTCATCACATTCGGAATGGATTTTTCGTTCTCGGTGGGCGACTGGACTGAATACGGTTCGTTCACCTTCTAATTGGCTAAAATCACACAATCAACAAAATTTGTACACACAACTTGGATAAATCACCATTTCGGTAACACAACCGTGTACGTATGTATAACCAATTAATTTTTAGTATATGGGTAATATTATAGGATTCAGGGTTATTAATATTTAAATATACTGACATTTAATATCTTATAATTCTATACCCACTTGAAAAACTTGGAAAAATAATACTATTTTGTTTGGAATTATCTAATTTTTGTGTACGGTTTCGTGTACGGACACAATTATACAAGCCTCGGAGACGAGGCTTTTCTTATGCCGCGAGCCAGCCTTTCCTCATATCGGCATCATACTCTATCAGCTCCGCAAACTCACCCTCACCGAACATCGACCGCCGCAGGTTGTAACTGGCCGTATGGCTCATCAGCCCGAGGTAACTGTTTACCGACCTTAATGCCGCCTCGCGGTTCCGCAAGTCCACTTGCTGCAATTTCTTTTGTATCCGCTCTAACGTCTTGTTCGACACATACTCTCTATAAGGCTTGACAAATGTACCGAGGAACTCCACACCCTTATGCACCTCCTGTATGTGTATTTTTCCTCGGTGCAGTTCCAACCCCAACTCATCCCATAAAAAATCCCTCACTTTCGGCACCTGCGCCAATAGCCACTCCTTGTCAGGGTCTATCATTGTAGAGTCGTCAACATAACGCCCGTAATGCCGACACCCCAAATCACGTTTCACGTATTGATCGAAAACATTTAGATATACATTGCTGTATAGTTGTGATGTGAGGTTGCCGATAGGCAAACCCAACCCCGATTGCAAATTGCGCATCGACTTGGCAGGGTCTAAACCATCCCAGTCCGACGGGTCGCCCACAATAATGCAGTTCTCCATTGGGTCGAGCATCACTATCTGCTCCGTCAGCCATATCAGGAAATCAAAGTCGCGCACCTCACCCCATGACGTCCACTCTGTCAGCAGCACACCCGACGGCAACGGCACATCGTCCGTCAACCCCACCTTATGCCCGCTCATCTTCTTCAGCGACTCGGTGGCGATCTTCAGCAGCCGCGCTCGGTTGATATGCATAAAGTAACCCCTTATATCGAGATTCATAGCATAACAATCCTCCTGCCAATTCAACGATGCCTGCCGTATATGGTGGCGCACACGCTCCACACCATACAACGTACCTCGTCCCACAATGCAACTATAGGTGTCGGCAATAAACGTCCGCTCGAAAATTTGGTGGGTATAGCGGAAATAGAGATGATGCACAATACGGTCGCGGAACATCGCAGCAAATACTTCGCGCTTCTTTGGGTAGTCCACAATAAAACATTTGCTCGGCAAGGCTTTATATGTCCTACCGAGCAATTCGTCGCACAATACGTTGAGGTTTTCTGCAAGGTGTTCCTCAAACTTCTGTACATACGACATACGGTGTTTGCCTCGCGCTGCGTCCTCGAAGGCTACATAGAGGTCGTACAGCAACTGCGAGCGCGTCAGCCGATATGGTTCCATTGTGTTATGAGTGTCACTTTCTTGCATACGGAATAGATAAGTGCTGCACCGGGCGCACCGCGAAACCGTTGTACCGATTGTTGGTGTTCTGCGGATTGACTCCACCACTGTTGAAGTTCAGGTTGCGAGCGTTGCGAGACGAGTTGAAAGAGCGAGACCAGTAGTTGCCGTTCGCACCGCGGTTGTTCCATGACGAACCAGCTCCGTTGCCGGAGGCTGCAAAGTCTCACGCCGTTTCTTTTTCGCAGGGAACTGATGCTGTAATTGAGGGTCGGTTGCCGCCTTACACGATCGCACGGAAGAATCCACGAAGCCTCCGCGCGTCTTTTCTTTTTCCCACGTCCGACGGGCGCAGGACGGACAACCTATGAACTTGTCTGCATCCTGGCATATTTGACAGTCTCATAATATGGCAATAACTTGATCTTTCAGAAAGCGGATGAACTGTATATTTTCCATCGCCGTGCGCTCTTCCAACGGATAGGCCATTATCTTTGTCAGCAAGCCCACTCCGGCCCGCGCCTCGCTGTGCGGCGCATCAGGGGTAGCCTTCTTTCTCCTGGATGCGGGTTGCTTTATGTCTATGGCCTCCTTCCAGCGTTCCACAGCCTCGGCCAGCCGCTCGTGGGTTATCGCACTCCCGTCCGATGGCTGGGGTAGGGTTATGGTGACGACGGCGTGAAAGTCCTCTTTGCTCTCAAAATTTTCGCGCTTCGGAATGAATTTATCCAGCGACCGTATCGGGAATCCTACAGTACAATAAGTGGCACCTTCTACGTCGGTACGTCTCATCCGCGTTACGTGTAACGGCTTGCGGTCTTTCGTCTGCATTCTCACCTCATCATTATAGGTGATAACGGCAATCAACCACGCACTCCACTCATACGCACGCCAGAAATCGCCGACCTTGTACAAGTGTATCTTGTTCCACGATTTGAGCATCTCTCTCTCCGCTTCAAGCGCAAAAATATCTTTCAGTTCTGCCATTTTTTTTATTCTTAATTATTTACTCTGTTTTTTAGTCCCCATCGGGATGGGATGCGCCTTTGGGGCCGCTGGGGCGGCCTTGACGGCGCATCCCTTTCGGTGGGGTGCGGTGTGGTTAGTTCTGCACCGGGCGCACCGCGAAACCGAAGTACCGATAGTTGGTGTACTGCGGATAGACTCCACCACTGTAGAAGCCCAGGTAGCGAGCGTAGCGAGACGAGTTGAAAGAGCGAGACCAGTAGTAGCCGTTCGCACCGCGGTAGTACCATGACGAACCAGCTCCGTAGCCGGAGGCTGCAAAGAAGAGGCGGTTGCCGTTGGTCTTGCTCTGGAGGTAAAGGCCCACAATGCCGTTCACGGTCACTCGTTTGTCGGCCTTACTGGTGTCCACCTCGTTGCCGTCGGCGTCGATGTAGATACTACCAGCAAAGAGCTCGGCGAACTCAGCCGTGGTCGGCATACGCCACGGCTCGCCGAGGTTGGCGCGGACGGCGTCGAACTCCTCGCCAACGGGGATGTCGCCCGTCAGGGTGTTGCCCTTGGTGTTGCCGTAGGGCTGGCCTTCGTAATATGGCTCAGATTCGTTCACGCCGCCCCAGTTGTACACGCCGGCGAAGCTGTTGCCAACGGGTTTGTGGCCGTCGATGTTGCCCCAGCTGAAGAAGCTCTTGTCGTAGGTGAAGGGGGTGTCGCAGAAGCCGCCGGGCTTGGTGAGGTCGAGGTCGCGGGCAGCCCACTTCAGGCCGCTGGCCAATCCCATATCGACCACAAGGCCGCTGGGGTCGAACTCGGAACCGGGGCGGAACATATTGACGATGTTCCACGCCTCGCCGTCGTAGACCAGCGTGGCATAGGTCTGTGCCTTGACCACACCGGCGGGCAGGTTCTGGCCCAGGATGCGCAGCGGCTTGGCACCCGTCAGGCTCACGTTGAGGGTGCTGCGCTCGGTGTTGATGGGCGTGGTGAAGAGGACGTGAATCTGTGCGTATTGCAGCAGCATAAAGTGCTGGATGGTGACCACCTTGTCCTTGTCGTAGGTGCCGGTGGAGCAGACCGCCGTGCCCTGTCCGATGCTGCCGGTGCAATGGTTCAGGTCGTTGATGACGGGGAGTGCGGTGCGCAGGTTGTCGGGCACATTCTGGCCGTAGGCGATGTTGACCTTGGCCGTGCCCGTGGCTCCGCGCAGCACGATGAGACCCCAGTCCTCGCACTTGAAGGCACTGCTGACGGGGGCGGTGTCGGTGGCTTCTGCGGCGAGCTCGTACTTCACATAGTCGGCCGCGCCCTCGGCGTTTCCGTCGGTGTAGCTAACGGTGGTGCCGCTGACGCTCAGGCCCGTGTTGAGGGTCTCGAAAGTGGCGGCTC